AATTTCCGCTATCATGAGAGAAAGGTATGTACAGCATGTACAGCATGTACAAACTACTACCTACCTACCTATCTATATCTATACATCTATCTTTTTTATCTATAAATATAACTTCTGTTTTCTTGCGCCAGAATGCGAATCAATCTCGTATGCATTATAGATTTCAAGTAGTAACCGCCAAGGCTTTCGGGAAGGAGCATGAGACATCAATCGCCGGAAGGTGATGCCACGCATCGCGTTGCCAACAACACACTCCGGCATAGAGTACAAGGATTCAAGACAGGAGAATGCCCCTACGGCTTGCGAGAAGGCCTATAGAAGGCGTTTGGGGATGTTGGGTAGTGTCTCCACCTTACCCTAGAAGCTGAAACGCTCTACGAGGCCGTTTTGAGGAGTGCGCCTAACACCAAAAGCAGCCACCAGATGTACCCCATGTGGTCGAATCCAGACCGGGTTCCGCGTAAATGTCTTAGACGCGTACGTATGCGCGCGCGTACGCGATGGCACACTATCGCAGCTTTGTCAAATGCGTTTTCCGCATATAGAACCAGGCGACTCAACCTCAGCCAGGGACCCAGCTATTCCACCCATGTGGTCGAAATACACCAACACCCCGCGCAAAACCTATCTCGCCGATACTAGGGGGGGGTATACAGCATGCCAGGGGAGGCACCCAAAACATCGCACCTCGCGGACCAAACATTGTGTAACCAACCGTAACCACTCATCCCACATGCCCCACACCATGTGGTTGCGCCTCACAATAACCCCCATCTCAACCCGACCACCTGGAGAACAACATGGTCATTCGTGAACGCTCCGGCCAGCGCTGCTGGCTCGCTAAAATCACTCGCGGTACCACCATCAACGAACTGCTCGCCGATGCCATCATCCGCGATATGCACTACGACGCAGCCTCTAAAGAACTCGTCGCCACCGTCGAACTCATCGACGCACTCCGCGACGCCGGCATGACTGTGGTCGGCGGCGAAGGCCGTGAATACCTGGAGTTCCAAGCATGAGACACGTCGTCAACCAATACCTGCGCTCCAAGCAGTCACTCGGCATCAATGTCACCTACTGCACCAACTCAGAACACATCGAGTACGCCTCCGCAGACCACCACAAAGGCGCTCTCCTCATCCCTAGACCACTGTGGTTGCAACTCGCCGGCGACGTCATCGATCACGCTTACACCCCAGTCTACATCGACGGCGATTACGCAATCTGTGAACGCGGACTCCCTGAATACGATTGGTCCGAAAATCGGAACAATGAATGGGCCGTCTCCGTCCAGAAAGCCCGACGCATCGGCGCCATGAAATGCCTCGAGTACTGGGCCATGCAGGCTCGCGACATGAAACACACCGCCGAACTAGCCGGGCTCTCAGGTACCTCCAACCTCTACCAAACCATCATCTCCGGCGGCATGTCCGGCGACTCCTTCCGCTCCATGATCGCTCACCGCAAGGCCGAGCGAGAGGCCGTCATGGCAGCACTACAAGACCATGCCAAAGATGACGACGGCTTCATGGTGCTAGACTACGGATACGAACATAACCATGTGGTTGCAACCAAGCCAGCACCCACAAAACAAAACCACAAAATCATCAGGAGCGAAAAACTGTGAACCCCGAATTACCTTCCAGCTGGAAAGACCTCGCCAAAGACAACAAAGCTCGATACACCCGCGACCGCTTCGAAGCCCTTCGCGACCTGCACAAAACCATCCTCGTCCTCGACCGCTCCCAATGGCTCGACACTGACCTGCGCTCTAGACTCTACGACACACTCTTCACACCCATGTGGTTGGATCGCAACGTCGTCGTCCTCGTCCGCGGCATCACAGTCCCAGACTTCGACTCAGACACCGAATGGGCCCTCAACAACATCACCGCCGTCAAATACGGCCGGTACAAAACACTCGAGTACTGGTTCGGTAAACACAACCTCACCGACGACGTCGCCGACTCCATGGGCATCACCCCCTCCGGCGTCTCCAAAATGGCACTCTCATCCGGACACTCCATCCCCGAAATCCGTAAAGCCATCAAAGAAAAGGAAACTTGGTAATGGGCGCCTCTCAACGCAACAAAGGTAAAGCCGCCGAAGTCGAGGTATACCACTGGCTCAATGAAATAGTGGCCCCCGTGGTCGGACCAGGCAAATGGTTCCAACGCAACCAAAACCAAACCGCTTCCTCCGGCTCCGACCTCTCCAACCCATTCCGCCTCTCCATCGAAATCAAACGTCACGAAACACTTTCCATCAACTCATGGTGGACTCAATGCACTCGCTCCGCTAAAGCAGAATTCGGCGTCCCTGTACTCCTCTACCGGCAGTCCAGGCAACCATGGCGCACCGTGGTCGATATCAAAGACTGTCATGGCGAGATATACACTGTTACAATGAGCGCGGACAACTTCGAAACGTGGCTACGCAACTACGTGGCCCGTTGGGTCAGCTCTCATGAAGATACCATTCAGAAAACGCCTCTCTCCTGACCAAATCCAAGCCATCATCGCTTGCTGCGGAAAACTCAATTGGCCGGATACCCACATCGGGTATCTGGCCGCTTGCATTGCCTTCGAAACAGGCGAAACTTTCTCCCCAACCATCCGCAACGCCGCAGGCTCCGGCGCCATCGGACTCATCCAGTTCATGCCTGCCACCGCTCGCTCCCTCGGCACTTCTGTGGCTGAACTCTCACATCTGGACTTCATCCGCCAGATGATGTACGTCGCTAAATACTTCCAACCATACGCCGACCGCATCCACAACCTCAACGACATGTATCTGGCCATCCTCATGCCAAAATTCATCGGCCGATCACCAGATACCCGCGTCTTCATCAACCCATCCATCGAGTACCGCCAAAACTCCGGCCTCGACGCCAACAAAGACGGCTTCGTCACCGTCCGCGAAATCTGCGCAAAAGTCCAAGCTAAATACGATAAGGGACTCCTCGAATCATGAGCATGTGGACACCCGATTGGATCGAAAAAACTCTGACATACGTCGGACTCGCCGCATCCGGCGGCTTCTTCGGCCACATGATGCGAGCAAACGGAAAACCAAAAACCATCGGCTCCACGCTAATCGAAATCGGAAGCGCCGGGTTCGTCGGATACCTCGTCCTACAACTATGCAATGCATACGGCCTATCACAAGAATGGACAGGAATTGTGGTCGGCACATCCGGATTCCTCGGCGCAAACGCCACAATCGGACTGCTTCAGAACGTCGTGATGCAGAGACTTGGCCTGACCAAAAAAGAGGACACACCATGAGTATCATCAGCCGCTTTTTCATGTCACGATTACCCATCCACATCGGGCATGTCCTACTCCTGCTATTCCTCGCATGCGCCGGACTATCCGCTTCACTCTACTTCTCCCGCGCAACCCTCCGCGCCGACCTAATGCACGCCCAGATCGAACGCGCCAAAATGGCCGAGCAACTCAAAACCGCTGAGGATGTGGTCGCAGCTCAAGGACGGGCAATAGAATCACTGCAACTCTCCGTTCAAAAACACGACGAAATCAACCGCTCCCTCCTCTCCCGTTACCGTAACATCGACGCTCGTGACGTCGAATTCCGCGAAAAACTCCAGCAACTCGAGCGTAACAATCATGACGTGCAAAACTTCCTTGATCTGCCTGTCCCTGATGCTCTGCGCGGGTTGCTCGACAACTCAAACACGAGTGGTGTACAAGGAAATCCCAGCCCCTAAACCTCCGTCAGCCATCCTCGAACAATGCACTGTGGCCGACGTCAAAATCAACACCGTCCGCGATTTGATAAAATCCCGCAACGCCTACAGAAAGGCTTTCTGCGAGTGCTCACAAAAAATTGAGGCTTTGCGCGCTTTTCATGACGGCATCTCTATGAGTGACTCATGCGATGCAACAGACAAAAACACCAGCAGCAACACTCAACGTTGAGCGCGGTTACGAAGACTCCTCCGGACTAACAGAAAAAGAAATCGCCGTCCGTAAGCGTTGGGTCGAGGAATATCTCAAAGACTTCGACTCCAAAAAAGCATGCCTGCGTATCGGCTATGCGTGGTCAGCTTGCGCCCGCATGGCCGAACTGTTCGAAGCAGATAGCTGGACACAACGCTACCTGCAAGAGCAGAAAGCCGCTCAAGCAGCCGACCAGTTCGAGAAAGATAAACAGCTCATTATCCAAACACTGCGCCAGTGCGTAGTGCACGGCCCTTACCCCTCGCGCATCGCCGCAGCAAAAGAACTCGCTAAAATCATCGGACTAGGCAAGGAAGAAGATCAATCCGCCGGACAAGAAAAAGAGAAAATGGATATGCTGGCTAAATTCGCAAAAACAGTGCAGAAAATATGACATCACCTCTGCTCGAAAAACAAATGCAGCGCTGGTATCCGCTCAAAGAGCACCCCGTACAAATGGCACTGCTCGACGCAGTCAAAAACGGCGTCCGCTTCCCGCTCGTCCCCGCCGGCCGTCGCTCCGGAAAAACCGAGCGAGCAAAGCGCTTCGTGGCCGCAGAAGCCATGCAAAACCCAGGCGGCATCTACTTCTGCGCCGCTCCAACTCGTCCACAGGCCGAGAAAATCTTCTGGCGCGACATGAAGGACCTCACCCTTACCGAAGTCCACTCCCGACAGCCGCTCGAAGGCAAACTAATCATCTACCTGCCAAACGGGTCCGAAATTCACGTACTCGGCCTAGACGCACCCGAGCGATTCGAGGGTATCCCATGGACCGGCGGCGTCATCGACGAAATCGCTGACGTCAAATCAGACGCCATCTGGGCAAACATCATGCCCGCACTCAATACGTTCAACCCGTCCAAACCAGACTACCGACCATGGTGCTGGTTCACCGGCGTGCCCGACGGCCTCAACCACTACTACGAAATGTGCCAAATGGCCGAATCGGGTAAAGATCCAAACTACGCCGTCTACCACTGGAAATCCGAAGATATCCTTCCCGCCGACGTCATCGAGTCCGCAAAACGCACGATGTCGGCTAAACAGTATGCCCAAGAATACTGCGCCAGCTTCGAAACAGCTACCGGAAAAATCTACGAGGACTACTCCAAAGACAACTACACGACGGAAACAATCCAGCCACACGAGGCCATCCACTGGAGTCACGACCAGAACTACACGCCTCTATCGTCTTGTATCGCCGTCGTCCGGAACAACAACCTATACCTCCTGGATGAGATCGTCCTCGAGTCCGCAGTCTCCCGACAATCTGCCGAAGAGTTCGTGGAAAAGTACCTCAACCACACCAACAAACTATGCTACCTCTACGGCGACCCCGCCGGTCGCGCCGGCGAAAAACACGGGCATAACTCCGACTACACCGACATCGAGCAAGTACTCCAATCCAACGGATGGCGCGTAGAACGCCGCGTAGCATCCGCTCACCCAGCCATCAAAGACCGACAAAACACCGTCCGCGCACTCATCAAAAACGCTCTCGGCGAGGTAAAACTGTTCGTGAACACGGACAAAGCACAGTGGTGCCATAAAGGCCTCGCCACAGTACAATTGCAAGCAGGCTCTTCCTTCCAGGAAGATCAACGCAACCAGTACCAACACATCACCACCGCCATCGGCTATATGTGCCATCGCCTGTGGCCGCAAGGCGTCACCAAACCCCGTGGTATCCAGTCTGTCGGAGTCATCGCATGATCCAGTCCAACGCCCCTAAGCACCCCAAATACATCCTCAAATACCCAGAATGGGAGCGGGCCCGCGACTGCTTCGCGGGCGAAGAATGCATCAAAACAGCCGGACCTAAGTACCTCAAACCCACATACAACATGGTCCAGCAAGGATGTGGCCGCAACCTTGACTCAACCGGTCAGATGGCCTATGACGCTTACAAAATGCGCGCCGAGTTCCCAGAGTACATGCGTGAAGCTGTACAATACTTCCGCGGCCTGCTCTGGAAAAAAGATATGTCCATCATCCTCCCGGACAGCCTCGGCTATATGCTCGATCAGGCCGACAACACCGACCGCACACTCCTCGACGTCGCCAAGCTCATCAACAAAGGCCAGCTGATTAGCGGACGCGTCGGCGTACTCCTGGACATCAACCAGGCCGGCCAGTTCTATCTAGCTACGTACGACGCCGAGAAAATCATCAACTGGGGCAACAACTTCTGGGTCCTCGACGAATCCGACTACATGGTCCAGCCAGACCTCTCGTACAAGTGGGTAACGAAGACTAGATACCTCAAGCTCATCAACGGCACATTCACCCATGTGGTTGAAACCGATGGCACCCAGGAAGAATTCGTACCTCAATACATGGGCAAACCCCTCGACTTCATCCCATTCCTCGTGGTTGCCTCTGAACAAGAGGAAACAATGCCAGCCACAAGCCCACTGCAGGCCCTTGTGAGCAAATGCCTTGCCCTGTACCGCCTCTCAGCCGACTACAAGCAGTCCCTCTTCATGCAAGGTCAGGATACGCTCGTCATCACCACAGACGCCTTCCAGGACGTCGGCAAAGTGGCCGTCGGCGCCGGCAACTCCCTCATCCTCGGCATCGGGTCCGACGCCAAATACGTCGGCGTAAACTCGTCCGGACTCTCCGAACAACGCCTTGCCATTGAAAAGCTCAAAGCCGAGTGTGAGCAAATGTCTGGTAAGCTCGTCCAAGGCACTAACCGAGAATCAGGCGAGGCACTCACCGCTCGCATTAAAGCTCAAGCCTCCATGCTCATCGATATCGCCCGCAACGCAGCCGCCGGCCTAGAAGTTATGTTACGATATGCCGCCATGTGGTCGGGCGCTAACCCAGATGACGTCCAGGTAGTACCCAACGTCGAATTCGCCGATAGCCCTCTCGAAGGCCAGGAACTCCTCGCCCTCATGAACGCCAAATCCATGGGCGCACCACTCTCCCTAAAATCCATCCACACAAACCTGCTCGAGCGCGGGCTCACCGACTTCGACTACGAGACCGAAATGGAGGAAATCGAAAATGAAACGGCGGCCGGTACCTTCGGACAAACACCATCATTCGAACTGGGAGAGGATGCTGTACCAAACAGATCGTCAGGAGCGACTGATGGCGATGAAGAAAAAGACACGGAGCCTCGTCCGCAGTCTGAATAAAGAAATCCGCCATGACGACGGCCAATGAAAAACTCCAGTCACGCCTGATCAAACATCAGGCGGAACTCGAATGGCTAGCCAACCACACATCAGACCGTGTGGTTGAGCTACTCCGCAAAACCGAACCGCTCATCATCGAGCGGATAGCAGCGTTCATCCGCAGAAACCGCAACCCAAAGCAATACGAGTGGAAGCGGCTGGAAGCTCTGCGCGCTGTTATTCGCACAATCCGCAAAGAGGGTTGGGCCGCAGTCGGAAAGGAGTTGAACGAACTCGCAATGCAGCTCGCCATCGAGGAAGCAAAGCATTGGCCTACAGAACTGCGCGAGATAATGCCTACGCAGATCGATGTGACCGCACCAACCGCAGCCACAATGCGCGAAATCGTCAAATCCAAACCCATCCACGGTCGCGTAATGGCAGAGTGGGTCAGCAAAATGTTCGAGGACGACATGGTGCGTATCTCCACAAAAGTCCAAGCCGGCATGCTCGCCGGCGAAACACTCGACAATATGATGCGCACACTGTTCGGCAGCGAACGTTTGGAATACAGAGACGGCGCAACCACACTCACGCAATCACAGCTCAAAACCGTCGTGCGTACGATGATCCATCACGTAGCATCAGACGCACGCGCCGAATTCGTCAAAGCAAACGCCGCAGAACTCGGCGGAAAAGAGCGATTCGTGGCCACCCTCGACTCGCGTACAACACCACTCTGCGGCTCTCTCGACGGCAAGTTGTTCCCCATTGGCGAAGGCCCTCAACCTCCGCTGCACTACAACTGCCGCAGCGCGAGGGTCTTCTTCATCGACGCAGAGTCCCAGCTCAACAGACCGTTCAAATCTGTGGTCGAGAAAGACCTGGTCGAAGAATACGCAAAACAAAACAACCTCGGATCACTCTCAAAGAGAAATGCGTTACCATATGGACATAAGACCAAGTTCGATAAATTTGCAATGAAGCGGAAACGCGAATTGATCGGGACAATACCTGGAGACACAAAATTCACAGACTGGTTCGCCAATCAGTCCGAGTCGTTCCAGGTAAAAGCCCTTGGCGAAACCCGGGCAAAACTGTATCAACTCGGCGGACTCAAACTGGATAAATTCCAGGACATCTCTGGACGTAAATTGACGCTGGCCGAACTGTATGCGCAGAACAAGTCAGCATTCACCAAAGCGGGCGTGAAGCCCTGAAATCCAATGAAACTGAAAGCAACTTACTCGACCGACGAAATCGATCAACTGCCAGAACAATTTCGCGAACTCTACGAAGAACGCGACGGCTCTTACGTACTGTCCGGCATCGAGGGCGTAAAAACCCAGCTGGACGTGCAAAAAGTGCACGAGGCACTGCGCCGCGAACGCGAAATCAGTGGCAGCTACAAAAAACAACTGGCTGCATTCGGCGGGCGCGACGTCAACGAAATCCTCGCCGATCTCGACCAGATCGAAGCATACAAAGCCGCCGCCGAATCAAAGGCCATCGACGAAAACGTCATCGAGACACGTCTGCGCGCCAAAACCGCACCTCTGCAACGCGAGCGCGATAAACTCGCCGCAGAATATTCGGAAGCACAAAAGCTCATCCAGCAGTATCAGCAGAAAGAGCAAACCCGCACCATCCACGACTCCGTACGCGCCGCAATCGCCAAATCAGCCGGATTCCTGGGGCAGGCCGCGGAGGACGCGCTGATGTACGCCGAGCGCATGCTCGAGATCGACGAAACCGGCCGCGTCGTCACCAAAGACGCCGTCGGCGTCACCCCAGGTATCGATGCAACCGTGTGGTTGCAGGAAATGCAGCAGCGCAAACCATACTGGTGGGGAGAATCCAAAGGCGGCGGCTCAACCGGCGGTAAATCGGCGGGCGGTGTGGCCGGCGATAACCCTTTCAGCCACAACGGCTGGAATGTAACAGCTCAAGCCAAGCTGGTCCGCGAAAACCCAGAGCGCGCAGCTCAAATGGCCCGATCCGCCGGTACCACCATCGGCGGTCCGCGCCCACAGAAGTAAATCCGAACTACACCCCGGTCATTGATCGGGGTGTTGCTTTTGTGTAATATTCCTGATAAGCGCCATGACGTGATGTTTTCGGCGCCTGTCGAAAACTCAACCAAAGGTAACTGCAAATGGCAACTACCCAAATCTCTGACGTCATCGTCCCTGAAATCTACAATGCGTACATCCGCCGGATGTCGCTTGAAGATAACGCCCTCATCCGCTCCGGCGCCATCGTGGCCGACTCCGAACTGTCGTCCCTGCTGGCCGGCGGTGGTCTGAAATTCCACTCCCGCAGCTTCAACCCCCTGGACGCCGATGACGACGATCGCGTGTCGAGCGATAACCCGACACAGCTGGCTCAACACAGCAAGATCACCTCGGCTAACGAAGTCCAGCTGCGCCTGTCGCGCAACAAGTCGTGGTCTAGCATGGACCTCGCCGCCGCTCTGGCAGGTACCGATCCCGCTCAAGCCATCCAGTCCTACACCTCCGACTACTGGCTGGCCCGTCAGCAAGCCGCTCTGATCGCCTCCGTTCGCGGCGTCTTCGCCGACAACGCCAAAGCACCGACCGCCGGCGAGCACGTCCAAAACGACATGACCAACAACATCTCGGGCGGTACCGGCGCCGCTGCAGCCTTCTCGGCTTCGGCCTTCATCGACGCCCAAGCCACCATGGGCTCGCATCAATCGGATCTGTCTCTGGTCGCCGTGCACCCGGTCATCTACACCGAAATGCGTAAGCAGAACCTGATCGACTTCATCCCCGTGTCGATCAACGGCGCCGCTATCTCGGTCCCGACCTACCAAGGCGCCCAGGTGCTGATGGACTCCCGCGTCCCGTCGAATGCCGGCATCTTCGAAACCTGGCTGTTCGGCCGCGGCGCTATCCGCTTCGGCTTCCACCTGCCGATGAACGCCGTCGCTACCGAGCGCAAGGAAGATATCGGTAACGGCGCCGGCGGCGAGATCCTCTACAACCGCCAAGAGTGGGTCTTCCACCCGGTCGGATACGCCTATCGCGGTGGCGACTTCCCGACCAACGCCAACACCACTGGCAACCTTGCTCACGAAGACAGCTGGCAGCGTGTCTTCAAAGATCGCCGCGAGATCCGCATTGCCCGGCTGATCAGCAAACAGTTCTAATGTTTAGCTAATCAGCAAGCCCCCCCGATACGAGGGGGCTTTTTTTTTAAACTAATCGGAGAAAAGCATGTCTGATGAAGCAATGCGAGGTTACCTCCAGCGTCAGCAGGAGATTGCCCGCGAAGACGGTCCGGCATTCGACAAAGCGAAAGCAAACGGACGCTGGTACCGCACAATCGGGCGGCACGGCGAAAACACCGTCATCTATAACGCCATGGGCACCGACCACCCGGACGGCTCTAACGAATTCGAATTCGTCACCGTCGGGTACATGACATCCCATGGTGGCGGTGGTGGCAGCGGAGGCGGAATCACCGGTCCGTACGTACAGAGCGTCAATGGACAATCCGGCGTCGTGCGACTGGATGCAGCCGCCGTCGGCGCAGTCACACCATCACAACTCACGGCAGCAATCTCGGCAATCCCAGCTCCGAACTACCCGGTTACATCAGTCAACGGGCAGACCGGCGCAATCACACTCACTCACGCCGATGTGGGGGCAGTAGATGCCAACTATGTATCTGCGGAAATCGCCAAAATCCCGCGCCCAACCCAAACGTCAGTCAATGGAAAAACCGGCACGATCACGCTCACCTATACGGACGTTGGCGCAGCTGCGGCAGACCATACACATGCTGATGCTACGGAGCAGACGTCTGGATTCCTCGCATCTCGGCATGTACCTACTCTGGGCTCTCTCTCTGCTTCCGGCACTGATCTGTCTGTGTCTCGCCGTCTGGTGGCAACACAAGGTGCTGATCTCAGTAATCACAAACTAACCGGCGTAGCAGCCCCCGAAGCGACCACAGACGCCGCAAACAAGGGTTATGTGGATGGCGCAATCGCATCTGCACGACTCGGCGGTGGCGGCGGAACACCTGCTGGCGTCGCGTCTGTCAACGGCAAAACGGGCATCGTCACACTAAGCGCTCAAGACGTCGGCGCGACCACTGCAGCCTATGTGGACGGCAAAATCGCCGCAATCCCCGCAGCTCCGGTAGCAAGTGTCAACGGGAAAACTGGCGCAGTAACCCTGTCTGCAACAGACGTCGGCGCAGCAAATGCCAACCACACTCACCCAGTGGCTACCACCACTGTGGATGGCTTCCTGTCGCACAGTAAGGTCGAGTTGCTGGACAAGCTCACGTACAGCGATCAGCAAATCCAACCACAGGCCAAGATCAAAACCGAATTCGGCATCGAGGCAAATAGCGTCACCGTCAGCACCGCACCAACGGAAGGCACGCACGCCGCCAACAAGACGTACGTTGATTCCGCGATCGCTGCCGCAAAGATCTCCGGATCAGGCGGAACTCCGACCGGCGTAGTCTCCGTCAACGGCAAGACCGGCGCTGTCACACTCGCTGCCTCTGACGTTGGTGCTGCAACCAAAGCCGATATCGCGACCGAAATCGCCAAGATCCCCGCACCGAAGGTCAACAGCGTAAACACCAAGACTGGCGATATCACGCTGACCGCGAGTGACGTTGGCGCTGCAACGGCTACCGACATCGCTACAGCAATCTCGGGAATCAACCATCCAGTCACCTCTGTGGCCGGAAAAACCGGTGACGTGACACTCTCCGCCAGCGACGTCGGTGCCGCCACAGAGCAATACGTCCGTGACCAGATCGCTCTGATCCCTGCAGCACCTGCAGCCCCTGTGCAGAGCGTCAATGGCAAAACTGGTGCTGTCACAATCAGCGCCGCTGATGTCGGTGCCGCAACTGCAGCTGACGTGTCCACCGCGATCGCCGGCATCACTCACCCGGTTGCGTCGGTCAACGGTAAAACCGGTACCGTGGTGCTGTCGGCAAAAGACGTCGGTGCCGCGACCACAGAGGACATCACCAAGGCCGTAGCCGCCATCCCTGCCGCCCCTGTGCAGTCGGTTAACGGTAAGACCGGTGCTGTAGTCATCGACAAAGCCGGTGTCGGCGTAGATGGCCTGATGTCCAAAGAAGACTTCGCCAAGACTGCCAAGCTGACCTCAACTCCAGGCGGCCTGACAGTGTCTGGTGAACTGCTGGCAAGCGGCGGTATCGCCATGGCAGGCAGCAAGATCGGGGGGCTGGGTAATCCCGATGCAGAGCGTGACGCAGCCACCAAAGGCTATGTGGATGCCAAGATTGCCGCGATTCCTCAAGGCGGCGGCGGTACGACGACCCTCGCGTCAGCCACGGCGAATGGCCTCATGTCCAGCGCTCAATACAACGCAGTCAGCACTCTCGGGCGCGACGGCGAGTATCTGACCGTCAGCACCAAGACGCGGCATAACGCTGACGTGGACATGACCAACAAGGCCATCGTCAACGTCAAGACCCCTGTGGCTGACAATGACGCTGCAACTAAGTTCTACGTCGATCAAGAGATCAAAAAGCTGCCGAAAGGCGGCGCTGGTACACCCGGCCCCAAAGGCGACAAGGGTGACCCAGGCCCCAAAGGCGATACCGGCCCCATGGGCCCTCCGGGACCTGCAGGCGGTAGCTCGGAAACTCCCGAACCCGACACAACAGTGTTCGCCTCGCTGGTCAATGCCGGCCTGACGCTCAAGGACGCACCGGAAAACCCGGTTCCGCAACTGACGAATCCCCCGGCGTTCGAACAGTACAAGCCCATCCGCGCTCCGTACTACAACACCCCGATCGCCAAGATCACCCGCAACAAAGAGGCAATCGCTGCTGGCGAGCGCCCGTATCGTTCGGACTACTCGCGGCGCAATGCGTTCAACGCCGACAACAGCCTGTTCCTGACGTATCGGAAGGACGGCTACTGGTTCGTCAATGATGCTAAGACGCTGAAACCGATCGGTGACGCTCTGCCGAGCATGGCGACCGACTGCGAACCAATCTGGTCCGAGTCTGACCCCAACATCCTGTGGGCGCTGCCTCCGTATGGCGAAGGTTGCAAGCTCTACGAGATCAACGTCGAGACCCGCAAAGTGGTCAAGACGTATGAACTGCAAGAGCGCCTCAAAGCATGGTGGCCTGATGCTGGTCGCTGCTGGACCAAGTCGGAAGGTTCTCCCTCGCGTGACGGCCGCTACTGGTGCTGGATCATCGAGACCGCAGGCTACGATGTCCGCGGAATCGTCGTCTATGACCGCGTGGAGGATAAATTCATCGCGCACATGAACGCGACGGTGAAACCCGACCACACCAGCATGTCACCGTCTGGCAAGTACGCCATCGTCTCGTGGGCCTACAACGAGCCGCTCGGCACCCGTGCATATACCCGCGACCTGACAACCAAACACCCAGCAGCAACGGGAAATGATCCGTACATCAAGCTGCACACCCAGTCCGAGCACAGCGATATCGCTATCACCAAAGATGGGCGCGAAGTCTATGTGGCTGCAGACTACACCGGCACCAACGGCCAGATCTTCATGGCTGACCTGGAAACCGGCCAGCGCACCAACCTGCTGTACATGTACGATCAAGGCACGGCGACGGCCTATCACATCTCCGGCAAAGCCTATGACGCCCCGGGCTATGTGGTTGTCTCGACCTACCAGGAGCACCTGGGCAGCGACACCGAAGTAAATAACCTGCGGAACAAGCCTCTGATGCAGTGGTACCACCGCAAGGTATTTACGATCAGTCTCGAAGCCAGCCCGAAGTACAAAGTGCTCGCTTGGGCCGACTCAGACCGCCTGAAACACTGGCCGGGCAACGACGGCTACTGGGCGGAACCGCAGGCGACGGTGAACAACAACCTCACCCGGGTGATGTTCAACTCGTCGATGAACAGCACAAATGTCAATGACATCGAGTGCTTCATGCTGGCGATTCCCGAAGGCACTTTCCCGAGTGTCAGGAAGGCGCCCAATCTGCGCGAGTATGTCAAGAAAGACGGCTCGGTTGCCTTCAGCGGCAATGTGGATGCAGGCAATCATCATGTGATCAACCTGTCGGAGCCTACTGCGAATGACCATGCGGCGACCAAAAAGTACGTCGATGACAAAGCGACGGAAACTCTGACGGCCGCGAAAGCATACGCAGACGGGAAAGGCGGAGGCGGTGGCGCTGCTCCATCCGGAACAATCCCAGGGCAAATCATCGGTGTGCTGCAATGGCGTGGATGCTCTGCCGGCGCAACCACGGCAAGAGAAGTTCTCCAGCCTCTCGGTACGCTGTACAACGCCAACTACGGGACCATCAAGTTCGCGTGGCCAAACCTGAAAGCGGCTGACAACTTCGTCCTGTATATCCCGGAGGCGGGTATGTACAAGTGCGAGCTGGTCGCAATGAACTCGTCCACACAACCCATCTACCTGAAGGACACCCAAGGCACACTGGACGGGTTTGCTGGCCCTATGGCAGAATCCAGTGCAGTGCCACTCGGTACGGGTATGTCGTTTGTGTTCGGTACGAACATCCCGAACCGCCTGGTTCGACTGCCTATCCACTGCCCTGGGACCGCGCGTAAACCAATCCCCGACATCATGGCAATCATCTCACTCGTCGCTCTCAAAAAAGATATCCCGGTAACGTGAAATGAAACTGACCCCATCCGGCGGTGACGATACCGCCGCGATCAGGTCAGCGGTGGCCAGCAATACTGATGTAGAGCTGGCCACTGGCAACTACCTGATCACCGACCAAATCGATATCGGCTCCGGGCAGTGCCGTACACTACGCGGCACTACCGGCACGAAGATCGTCATGCGCGGGAAAACCGGCACGCGCGTAGGATTCCTGATCCGCAACCAGACCCATTTTGATCTGACCGTGTCTGGTATCGAGTTTGCATGCGAGAATCTCGCGGACAATCAGGAGGGCGTTTTCTACGGCATCTCCTGCCGCAACGTGACGATCCGAAACTGTAAATTCACCGGCATTACCCGCGGGCATGCAGTGTCATTTGTGGACGCCTGCGATAATATTCTCATTATCAGCAACCACATCGAGGCGCACGGGCATGAGGATAAAGTCTCGCCTGTGTGCATCAAGCTGCACGGCACGCTCAATGGCGTAACCAGGACGCAATGGCTCGCGTCAGGCACGCTCCCATCTATTGTCCCGCTGACCAATAGCCTTGTGGCTGGGAATTACACGACCGGCGGATACTACGGCGTATCGCTCTCGGCAGCACATAACTGTGTGGTCGAGGACAATACATTTGACAACAACAAACGCGGCGTGAGCTGCCAGGACTCGTCCAATTACAACGTCATCCGCAATAACCGGATCCTGCGCAACATTTCATCCGGTATCCACATTGCATACGGCGCGTCGTACAACCTGATCGAGGGTAATTGGATCAGCACGACAGCGTCCATCGGACAGGGGATTTTGCAGAGCTATGTCGCAGCGAAACACAACAAGTTCATCAACAACCGGATGTACGTCACAACCACAAGGTACTGCGTCTATCTCGGGGTGCAAGCGGATGGATGCATCGTCGAGGGCAACCACATCGAAGGAAACCCCGAACGAGCGTATATTGCCGTGGAAAGCGATTGGAATAGTAAATCTGGCAATCGCAATCACTATGGCTTTAACGCTGCTCCTGACGATAATTTTGCCCGTGGGTCAATGAAGGATATTCTTGTCAAGAACAATACGCTGGTACAATTCAACAATCAGCCGTCAGTCCTTCTGTCGGCGATCAACCAGTACAACCTCACCAACGTGACGATCGCAAACAATGTACGTTACTGGGAAAGGTTGAAAATCGAAGAACTGAAGTACGGAAGCGGGAATTTGCAATATGTCCAATACTGAAGAACTGAAACAGCGCATCGATGACGGCGTGGCCGAAGTCGCCGAGCTGCAAAAGAAAGTCGCCGATCTGCAGCAGCAGATTTATGAGAAGCAAGTCGCCCTCGATCAACTGCGCGGCGAATACGACGAGGCTACCCGTGTGGTTGGCGACAGTACGTCCGTGGCAATCCAGGCGTATCTGGCCCGTCAAAACGAACTGGCCTCCCAACGCGCCGCAGCCCGCGAGAAGCTGGCCGGCATGCTGGAAGTCGGTACGCTGGAAGAGATCGCCGAGTCTCTGCCCGTGGACAAGCCGCGTGCGAGGAAAGTAAATGCGCAGCCTGCTGAGTAACTATCTCAAGGCACAGAAGCGCCGCCAGAATGAAGCTATTCTGCGGCGCGCAAACGTATCCGCCGGCGGTGTGATGCCTGTCGGTGGGTATGTTCTGTTTGCTAACTCTCGCTATGAGCAGTGGGTCGAAGCCGGTGCAACACTCCCGGCTGGTGCTCGCATCTCCTACAAATACGGGGCCTGACAAATGATCGTAGAAACCGGCGATGGCGTAACTGGCGCCAATAGCTATATCTCCGTGTTCTTCGCGGATGAGTACTTTGGCGCCCGCGGCAATGACGCTTGGGTCGGTACGATCAGGCAGAAAGAGGCTGCCCTCATCAAGGCGTCAGATTACATCGATCTGCGCTGGGGCAGTCTCGCCGGTGGCGCGCAGCTCAACGAGGAACAAGGGCTCGTATGGCCCCGCTGCTCGAAAGGGCTGCCAAAGGCCATCCGCAAGGCGTGTGCAGAGTATGCAGTGATTGCGCTCACGCAAACGCTTGCCCCAATCCCCCGTATAGATGACTCCGGCGCAAAGACGATCGTCACCTCCAAAGAGGTCGGCCCGCTCAAGCAATCGTTTGCCCAAGTCACCGGCCAGACAAAGAGCGGGATTGCATCGATGTATCGCGAATACCCGATTCCCGATGGGATGATGCTGTCAGTGATTGGCGGCAGCGCCCTCAACGGTAAGGTGCTGCGATGAGCAATCCAGCCGTCTGGTACTGGCCTGAATGGGTCGCGCTGGCTACAGAGATGATCGGTGATGCTGCACGTGAGGTGCAGTTTATGTCGATCTCAAAGGCGCCAGCCGACCCGACTAAACCGTGGCAACCACAAGGAACTGTCGAGAATGTGGTATCCGGCAATGCTGTATTTGTCCCTATCGGCAGTGGTCTTGGTACAAACTTTGCCACGGAAGACATGCTCAAACGCATCGACCTCGTAGCCATCGTCGAGCCAAAGATCGATGTGGTTGCCAACCACAAGGTCAAGGACGATACCGGCAAGATCTACAAGGTCGAGTGGGTCCAAGAGCTGCGCCCCGGCGAAACCAAAATCCTGTCATACGTGGGGCTCAAAGAATGAAATACCTCGAAGCAAGGGATCATCTTTTCGGGATCGTGCGTGACGCCAATCTCGGTATCCCTATCAACTGGCAGGATGTGGTTGGAGAGACTCCGGCCACAGAAGGCACATGGGCAAGAGTGTGGTTGGCTCACTCGTCCGGCGAGCAGGCGTCACTCTCCTGCGAAAACGGCACAAAGCGCTGGCGATCCTCCGGAACGCTGGTCATCCAGATCTATGAACCTGTCGCAAATGGTAGGCGTGATGGCTACAATATTGCGCAAAAGCTGGTAGATGCACTGCGCAACTACCGTCACGATAACCTGTGGTTGCGTCGGCCACAAATGGCTGAATACGGGTCTCAAGGGAATTACTCCCAAACCCGCGTAACCGCATTCTTTGAGTACGACGATTATGGCAGTCTGTAAGTCAAACAAGATCGACTCTAACGTAACCGGACTCCGGTTTGCGGAAGAGGAGTGCCTTGGGCTCTTGCCCAGCTCACCCACATGGTATCCGCTCGAGCCGAACAGCTATTCGGATTTTGGCGGCCAGATTACAACCGTGGCACGCAACCCGATTAACCAGTCACGCCAGCGCAAGAAAGGCGTAACAACCGACCTGGAAGCGTCAGGAGGGTTCAATCAGGATTTCACCTTCAGCAACACGACACGGCTGCTGCAGGGCTTCCTGTTCGCCGATATGCGTAACAAAGGCGGTAATGAATACTTCGGCCGCTCGTATGTGACGATCGGTATGGATGACACGCAGGGTATCGGCGTCCAAGGCACTGCCGCAACCTACTTTGCTGTTGGCCAGCTTGTCAGGCTGTCCGGATTCTCGTCCGCCAAGAACAATGGCCTGAAAGTCATCACCGGCGTAAGCGGTGCGTATGCCTCCGTCGAAGGCGAAGTGGAAGCAGCAACTGCATCCACAACGCATCTGGCAAAGGTTGTTGGTCACCGATTCGGCAAGGGCGTGCTCGCATTCTCGGTCAATACCGATGGCCGCGTGTCGCTCTCTAGTGCAAACACCGAATTGCCGCGGTATATCCAGAACTCGCTGCTGCCGGGCGAATGGGTCTACTTCGGGTCTGACAATCATGCCTGCCGGATGGAGAAGAACAACGGTTTTGCACGCGTTCATTCCGTCAACTCGCGGTTCATTTATTTCGATAAATTCAACTGGACCCCGGACAAAAACGAGACGGCCACGGAGAAGTTCCTTGAGATCTACTTCGCCGACACCCTGCGCAACGAACTCGATTACAGCCTGATCAAGCGCCGCAGCTATCAGCTCGAGCGCACACTCGGTAGCGATCAAAACGGCCAGATGTCCGAGTACCTCGTGGGTGCAATCCCGAACGAGGCAACGATTAATATCGCGCAAGCGGATAAGATCAATATCGATCTTTCGTTCGTTGCCACGGACAACGAGCAGCGCACCGGACAGCAAGGCATCAAGACAGGTGACCGCCCCGAGCTGAAACCCGAGACTGCGTTCAACACGTCGAGCGATTTCGCACGAATCCGTCTGTCTGAAGTCAAAAACGGCATCGCCTCCGACAAACCGCTGTTTGCCTACGCTACCGAACTGTCGATTTCGATTAATAACAACGTGACCCCGACCAAGGCAGTCGGCGTGCTCGGCGCCATCGATGCGTCGGTCGGTACGTTCGAAGTAGGCGGCAACATCACTGCGTATTTTGCCGATGTGGACGCAATGAAGGCCGTGCGCAACAACGCTGACATCACGCTGGACGTCGTGATGATCAAAGAGGGTAAAGCAGTCGTAATCGATGTCCCGCTGATGGCTCTTGGTAATGGCCGACTGTCTGTCGAGCAAGACCAAGCCATTACGATCCCGCTCGAGATCAACGCCGCTCAATCGCAGTTCGGCCACACGCTCATGTGGCAATTCTTCAGCGACCTGCCGAAGGCTGCGACCGAACGTGAATAAATCTTCTCCTGTGTAGTATCATTTAGACCGGAGGGCTTGACCATTGTGGTCGCCACCGGTCTTTTTTTCGACTACACAGAGAACACAGAATATGAGCATCTACAGTAAATTCGGCACGGACGCGCAGAAAGAGAAAGAAGGCGTTCGCATCGTCCTCGACGTCAACCCGGACGGCACCGAGTGTGCGTTCTACATCGCCCGCAAAGGCGGACGCAATAGCGAATACGCCGCTGCAGTGAAGCGCCACTTCGAGGCTAACCGTATCGAGCTGTCCAAGAAGCAGCCGTCTGAAGAGGCTGCCACGCAGTTCATGTGCCGTGTGTTTGCGGACGCGATCGTCAAAGGCTGGGATAATCTGCAAGGACCCGACGGCAAGGACATCCCGTACAACAAGGACACGTGCGAAATCGTCCTCACCGATCTGCCTGATCTGCTCACCGAGATCGACAGCCACGCTGAAAATATCAACAATTTCAAAAACGATTCGTGGGCCGCTGACGAAAAAAACTGACCGAATACCTGCGCTGGCATCTCAAAAATGACCCTGCGCAGGTAGAGGCAATCAGGCGGCAGGCAGAAATGAACGGGTTTCCATTGCCGCCAGAGATAGCAGAACAGCCCACGTTGCAACCACATCTGCAGGTCTATTGGATCGCCTTCTGGGAATTGACGACCTGCAGACAAGCCCTCTACATGACAGAAGGGCAGATCCCCTGGAATGTGGTTGATTACTGGGGCAAAGAGGCAGGAATGGGTAAGATGGAGCGGCAGGAGTTGTGGTTGGCCATCAGTGCGATGGATAATGTGTACCTCGACCACAAGTCCAAACAACTAGAGCAAAATGCCAAAGCTCACGTCCCAGCGAAAACTAAGTAACCTGGCCAAGCAAGTAGAGGTCGGCACGCAGGATATGATCAAGCGCGTCGCCCTCGACATAGATAGCGCGCTCGTCCTTACAACTCCGGTTGATACAGGGCGGGCGCGTTCTAATTGGCAGGTATCAATCGGCAAGACCGCAGCTGGCACCATCGATCAGCCCGCAAGTCCGTCAGAAACCATTGGAAACGCCAAGTCGGAACTGGCAAAATTACGTGACTCCGACTCGAGTGTGCATATCACAAACAACCTGCCGTACATCCAGCGCCTCAATGAGGGCTGGTCACCGCAGCAACCGGCAGGCTTTGTCGATCAAGCCATAGCTACTGTGGTTGGCGCCATCCACAAACAACGGATACTCTCCAAATGACCACCGAAACCATAGATATTGTCGTCAAGCAATCTGGCGCCAAGCAGGTATCCAAAGACATCGAGCAGATAGGCACTTCGGCGGGCAAGGCCGAGTCGATGGTGTCCAAGCTCAACAAGATGATTGCCGTCGTCGGCATTGCGGGCGCGACGAAGAAGATCCTCGACTACGCCAACGCTTGGGGTGACTTCAACAACAAGGTACGGTCGGCCACAAGTACTGCTGCAGAGTTTGAGAAAGTGCAGAAGGGGCTTGTGGATGCAGCCCTCCAGACCGGCCAGTCGCTGCAGTCAGTGTCTGACATGTATCAGACCATGAGTATCTCGGCCAAGGAGCTTGGCAAGTCGCAAGACGAAATGCTCAAGTTTACGCGGCTGGTATCGCAGGAGCTTGCCAACAGCGGTGTGAGCGCTGGGTCTGCAAAAGACGCCCTGCTGCAGCTCTCGCAGGCAATGGGTAGTGGCACCGTCAGGGCGCAGGAGTTCAACTCCGTGCTGTCTGGCGCGCCTAGCCTGATGAAGCGTATTGCCGAGAATGTGGACGGCGCAAACGGGTCTATTGCCAAGCTTCGGGAGATTATGAACAGCGGCGGGCTGAAGTCTACTGCCGTGTTCGATGCCATCCTGAAAGCACAAAAAGGCATCGAGGATCAGGCCAAGAAGATGCCGCTCACGATGGGTAGCGCATTCACGAATCTGCAGACGCAGCTGACCAAGTTCATTGGGCAAATGGATGAGAGCTTCGGCATCACTGGGGCTCTGGCAAAGGGCATTCAGTTCATTGCCGACCACATGCGGGAGCTGGCTGGCGTCGTTACTGGTGTTGGTGCTGCTATTGCCGTGGCATTCTCCCCTGCCATTGTGGCCGCATTCGGCGCTCAGGTTGCGCGTGTACTGCTACTGATCCGTGCAAACCCGTTCATTGCGCTTGCGTCTGCAATCGGCGCTGCCATCGGCTATCTCTCTCAGTTCAAGGATGAGATCCGGATCGCCGGTGAGGGATCAGCCACGCTGGGGACGCTTGCAACCACAGCATTCGACAAGATCAAACAGAGCATTTCATCGACTATCAACTCTGTGGTTGAGTTCGGCAAGAAGCTATGGGAAAGCCTTTCGTTTGGCCAGCTAGGTAGCGTGGTGTCCAGCTTCGTCAAGAAGATCAGTAGCTACTTTGCCAATTTCTTCTCTGGCGTCGGCGAAGGTTGGACCGGCTTTGCAGTGGGCATCGCTCGCGTGCTTGATAGTGTCAACACCATCATGAAACGTGTGGTTGGCACTATCTGGGGCTTCTGGGGTGATCTATTCAAGACTATTTTTGAAGCCGGTAAACGGGCATTCAATGCGATTGGCGATGGCCTTGTAGGTGCTGTCAATACAGCAATTGCCGGCATCAACAAACTGACCGGGTCCAATATCGCCGAGGTCAAGTTCAAGTGGCGCGCCGACGAAGGAGAGTTCGAAAACATCTTCGACAATATGAAGAAGCGCATGAATGCCGAGAACGAACACCTGCTGGAGAAGTGGATTCGTGAGCTGATCGGCGATGCCAACAAGGCGCAGCAGGTAATCGACAAGCTGAAACAGAGCGCTAATGACGCATCCAAGGCGACCGCGAATATCAAGATGCCAAAAGAAGGCAACGCTGCCAACGGCGGCAATGTCGTCATGGCGGGTGGCTTGAGCGACAAGAATGCAGAACTGCTGCGCTGGCTGCAAGAGATGCAACGCGCAATCGATCCGATCAACGCTGCGATGAAGGAGTTTGCCGAGCGCTCCAGATTCGCTATGGATGCAGTTGAAGACGGGACTATAACTCTGCAGCAATACAATCAGATCATCAGCCACATGACAGAGCAGTATCGTGGCGTTCTGAATCCGATGGGTGAGATGCTTGCCGGGCTCGAGCGTGAGGCCGAGATGATCGGCAAGTCCCGCGAAGAACGCGAAGCTGACAATCGGGTGATGCAGATCGTTGCCGATCTGAAAGCGAAAGGTGTGGTTGCGACGGAAGAAGAGACCAAAGCCATCCATGAGCAGATCAAGGCAATGCAAGAGCAAGCCAAGATTGCGCAGATCGTGGAAGAGATGAAGTACGAATCTTCGGCTGGTCGTGCTGCGAACATCGCTGACCAGGTGAAAGCCCTCACGATGTCTGGCCTGCAAGGGCAAGACTTCAGCGACCAAGTCAACCGCATTTACGGGTTTGCTCAGGAGGACAGCTTCAATCGCCAGCTCTCGCAGTATCAGAATTACCTGTCTCAGCTGGATCAGCTCAAGCAGCAGGAGATCATCAATGAGCAGCAATACTCGCAGATCCGGATGCAAATCCAGCAGCAGGAAAATGACCTGAAGCTGGCGAATGCATCAAACTACTTCGGTGCACTGTCCGGCCTGTCGAGCAACAGTAACCGCACGCTGGCCAGAATCGGTAAAGCGGCCGCAATCTCGCAGGCTACGATCAATATGTACCAAGCCGCGTCCAAAGCGTATGCAGAGGGCGGCATCATGGGCGCTGTCACGTCCGCTCAAGTGATGACGCAGGTAGTCGGTCTGATCAATCAGATTTCCAGCACGAATCCTCGATTCATGACGGGCGGCTCATTCACTGTGGGCGGGTCCGGCGGTACTGACTCGCAGATGGTGTCGTTCCGTGCATCTCCCGGTGAGCGTGTGACGGTGGCCACCCCGTCTCAAGTGCGAAAAGGTACGTCCGCGGTCGAAGGAGAGGCTAACGGAAATACCACTGTGGCTGCTACAATTACACCCAAAATCATCAACGTGCTCGATCCGTCCATCGTCGGCGATTACCTCAAAACCGACGATGGTGAGCAAGTCGTGATGAACATTATCCAACGCAACAAGTCACAACTCGCGGAGCTTTGATAAACCATGGCGATGTCCTATTCCGAGAAGCAGGAAGCAATTATTCAGTCCACAGGGAATAACCGCGTTCTCTGTAAGGGTTGGACTGGTGGCGTTGATTACAACGGCGCAAAGACATCGCCAAACGGTCAGCCAGGCCAATGGAAGGGGGCCACCCTTGTTATGGGCGGCCTCCTCAAGTGGCAACCCGAACAAGCGTCGTGGTGGCATGAATACGGCGCCGTCAAGAACATGGGCGCCCTGCAAAGCGTGTGGAACTGGAAATACTTCCAGACCACACAGTCATGGTTTGTGTTCATGGAACAAACCGGGAACACGAACAATAACCTGGAAATGCGCGGCAACATCCGGAACATGACGTTCTGGGTGTTGCGTAAAGGCCAAAGCACGTGGGAGCAATGGCAGAACACCAGTGATATCTACTGGGGTAACTATTTCGCCTACTCGATGCAATCTGCTGTCGGTCGCAACCCGCGCTTCTGGCGTGAGGGCAGCCACAGTGTGATTACTATCGAGGGGCAGCTGCGCTCTGTGTCGCACTTTGGGCCTGCGGTTATCTCTATCAGATCACCGGAGACTGTAGAGGCCGTCATGGTTTCCGCTGAAGTACGTATGGACCCGTCCATGCCTGCTGGTACGAAGCTGGCGGTCCACATCGGTGGCGACCACAAGTGGATCGGCGACGGTGCATTCATGAACTACTACCCAGGTATGGGTGTGTCGCAGCTGCAAGACTTGGGTCGCGAGTGGAAGCGCATCTATTATGTGTCGCTGGAAGGCGCGCAGAACGACATGCCATCCCGCCGGATTACGCATGCACGGTTCCTCTCATCGATTGTTCCGATGGATGACATGCGCGGTGGGGCAAATGGTGCGCCCGTACCGTCTCCTGCTCCTGCACCGCAACCACAGCCTTCGCCTTCGCCAACTCCCTCGCCTAGTCCTGCGCCATACAACCCGACGGCTACTGATTCACACCAAGGCATTCCGCGCCCTACCACATTCGGTAGTATGCCCGGCAAGAACAACTTCTTCTGGATCAAGAAACGCCCAGGTGTCGAGCCGGATAGCATTGCCTGGTACGTCGAATTCAAGGCCGTGCAAGACGGACGCGTTATGTCCAACTGGGACACAGAACAAGACGTGCGGCTGATGGCCAATCGCAATAACTGGGACCCGGTGAACTGGAAATGGCCCGCGTATGTAGATACGTCGGGAGGTGATTTGCCGCGCGATCTGTCAAACGTCAAGGTACAGTGGATTACGGTTGACCGAGCCAACATGAACAGCGTGTCGCCGCACAACACCATTGGTATCGGCGAAGACTACATCACGTACTGGGGTGAGGATGGCAGGAACATCGTCCCGCGTGCCCAGCTCAAGGAATCGACTGGTGGTGCTGCACCTACACCGTCTCCTGCACCCACGCCTTCGCCCACCCCGAGCCCGGCTCCGATGCCGCAACCTACGCCTGTGCCAACCGGTCCGAAGATCGTGCCGTACAACAACTCGGGTTATGCGACCACATCGGCTGAATACAAGCGCCTGTGGGGGCCTGCCGCAAACGGTCACGTGACCAACCTGTCCAACACGACGATTGGCCCGAACAAGATGACGTCGTTCCGGTTCCGAGCGAGCCGTAGCGGCGCAATCTCAACTCTGCAACTGTACTGGCAGGGCGGTAGCGGATATGCAGCTGGTAATGGCGGCAATATCCGAGTGACCATTTGCAACGACGACAACTCGAACAACCATTACCCCAACCTTGGCTCTGTGGTCGCAGAGTTCTGGTTCAGGCCGGGCAAGAACACGGGCTCCATTTTTGACCCGATGAGACCCACTAGTGGCGGATCACTTGTGGCTGGTCGCCTGTATCACATCGTCTGCGAAAACCGGGACCCAAATCCGACTGCCAACTATTTCTCTAACAACTCGCGCGCCTGCTACCACAGCACTGGCGCCCGCCCGAACCGGATGGCCGCACTCACGGACTGCGAGACCATCTACAACCCTGTTGGCAGTGGCTGGCGCTCGCTGACAGTCGGCTACTCCAATTTCTCACGCCAGCCGATTTATGGCATCAGATTCACTGACGGCGGCGAAATTGGCGAAACGCAAATGGAGGCCGCGTCGCAGATCGGACGTACGGCATTCGAGTGGACCACGTCGCGTTATGGCCGTGAGATGTTCCGGCCGCAGCCACGCGCCATGGCATTTAGTGGCCTAAGTGTGGCTGCTTCAACCACAGGGGGTACACTCACTGTCACCGTCGGCACGGCGCAGAACAACAATATCTACTCGTATGATCTGACGCTTGGAAATAACCGTAAGACAGAGGGGGCCAATATCTCGGTTTCACCGTGGTTTGACATCGCGTTCCCGAACACGATCACGATTCCCGCGAATACGGCATTCTGGGTCCAACTCAAGCCGAAATCTGGCACCTGGTACATCTCTGCTGCTCGCCGCGGCCAGGATATCGGGATGGCAGGTGCGTGGGCGCAGTCGCATTTCCAGCAGTTCGTCAATGGCAACTGGACTGGTTATAACAAATGGAACGCAGGTGGCAACTGGATCGCGGGCGGTGAATCGACTGACTCGCTGCCGCTGTACTTCACGCTCGCGACTGCGACTCCTGGAGGCGGTGCACCCACACCCCCTCCTCCTGGCGGTGGTGGCGCGCCCACTCCCACTCCGCCGGCAGACAACAGCAATGCCATTCAGTCGGTAACGGTAACTAACATCACCAAAAACCTGGTGCGCTTCGAAATCAAGAAACGTGGAGCGCCCGGGCAGGCGGTGAAGCTGCTCAACATCGAGCGTTACGGGAAATACGGTACTAACTCGCAATGGTGGCCCGTCCCAGGGGGTGACTCGACGGCGTGGACTCCCACGTTTCCTGGCTACACGCTCGACGACTACACAACTGGCCAGACGATTCTGTACACGTTCGATGTCGGTCGTATCAACATGCGCAACGTGTTCGTGTTCTCCAATGGCCAGCGGTTTACTGTCACGCCGAATAACGAGGCACTGTTCGATGAAGAGAAGCCGACCCCTTCGGTCGGTTACAAGGTCGAGTATTACTCGCAAGGCGTGTTCCCAGATCAGGAATCAGGTAAAACTGCACATAACATCGTATTCCGTGTGGCCGACACAGATGGCACCACAAAGCCTGTCATCACCTCATTCAAAACAGAGGATAAAGCCGGCAAGGTGCAGTCTGTATCGGTGACGGCGCCGTATACGTGGGATGCTGGCACTGCTGTCGGAAATACGATTGGTATCGTATTGTCCACCCCGTTTGATCAGGCGATGGATAGCCGGTTCGTCACGACATGGAGCAATGGCCAAACAATTACGGTAAACGTCAAGCGTGAGGCTGGCAAGACGGCCACCGAAGATAATAAGGTCAATGGGGATACTGACTCGATCTATGAAGGCACGCTCGGGCAGCAGGCTGATGGGCTCGCTGCAATCGTCACGCGCAAGCCCTCCGGCACCAACCAGTGGGGCGATTGGATTACGTTCGTAGAGCTTAAAGGCGGCAAGATCGTCAAATGGCCTGACGCAGTTACAGTGCCTTCGTGGTCGGGCCTGCGCACGATGCCTGCGGTAATCATCGACCACAATGGTCGGATGCAGGATGAGTGGGAGAGACTGTCTGTAGCAACGCTCGCTTTGTCGTATGACGCGCTGTTTGCGGAGAGTGATGCACTCCCTGGCGTCAAATGGTTTGCTCGTGGTAGTGGATACCGACTGTCAACCACAGAGCTGTCAAAGATCGGCGGGAGTCTCCCGAACATCCAGGAGAACCCGGTGAACCTGCCAGGATCTGTGGGTGAGGCAGTGCCGTCTGGCCTTAGTACATTTGTGTGGGTGCGCTATGTTGATGAGACACAGGGCAAGATCAGGTTCCAGTTCGTACCGTACCTGGACGGTGCGCCGTACACCGGGCCATTGAGGCAATCCTACTACGACAGCATCACGTTCACTGTCACCAAAGGTTTTCCCGCCATCGTGTGGCCGGGCAATCGTCTGCCTGCTGGAAACATCGCTCGCAACATGCGCCGGGCGTACATCACACTCGCGGACAAACACCAAAATACCGTACAGCTGCAGGAGACGACGTCATCCACAGATTTCAACCTGACTAACTGGGCAAAATCCGAGTTGCTCGACGAGCGCGGCAATCGCACGCAAATCTTCGACAATCAGGTTCGGGAATGGTATATCGGTACTGGTGACGCTGGCGCAGCTCCTGGGCCTGCGCCTGCCCCCGTCCCGCAACAAGGCGAGATCGACTGGAATGGCGTGCGCATCACGTACGCACCGACTCTTGGCGGATCGTACAGGTTCCGGGTCTCCGTCAACACTCCGTTGTACGGCAAAGCGATCGTGCTCGAGTCTGTGGAAGTGCCCGGCCACAATGTCCAATCATACCTCCCATACCAAGGGGATGTAATCGAGGATGGCTCTATTATCACTCTGACGATGCGCGAGTCACTGACGGATGAAAATGCTGCCGCAGTCATCACGCTCAAATATCGGGGCAATGGAGACGCGCTTAGATCATTCACGATCCCCCTGGAGATCCAGGCTGCTGCCGAGATTCTGCCGATTCCGGAGATGGATTTTGTTGAGCGTTGGGAGTGGTCAACTGGGATCATCCGTACGTTTGCTGGCGAGCGCCGGATTGAAAAACGGTTTAGGCCGCGCGTATGGTGCAAATACACGTTCAAGGCTGATTCCCAGGAGCATTTGGAGCGCCTGTATGGCTACATGCTCCGTCAACAACACCACTGGGGGCGCGTATTCGACACGATCATTGCATCACGCACCGAGGCTGTTACTGACATCAGAACTGACAGCAATGTCATCTATGGCCAGCGTCTGTTCAAAGGCGACTACACGACGGATAAAACGATCGCGATTATGTCCGCCGATGGTCGCGCTGCATCATCCAAAGTACAGTCGATCGGTATCGGCAATCTCGTGCTCAAGGACAAAGGCCCATTCAATTCTGTGAACGGTCACGTCGCACCGATCGTCAACGTACAGGCGGTCAAGGGAGTGGAATTCAATATCGGCCAGGGAGTGAACGACAATTCGATTTCAGCCGAAGTGCTGCTTCTCAAGAACCCGTACATCGAGGCCTCGATGAATGGGTTTGCCATGCACAATGGGCTGTACATCATGCACCTGCCGATCGTCGATCGTTACTCGATCATGTCATCTAAGGACGCCGTGGAAATCGACAACGATTCGATGAAGCCGGTGTGGATCAACAATACAAGGCACGCCCGCCACAGGGCGACGATCAAGCTGCAGGCGAACAATATCGAGCAGGTCGAGTTGATTAAAGCTTTTGTTGCCGCCCACAGGGGTAAGTATGTTCCGTTCTGGCTGCCTACGTACGAGATTTTCAAGGTTCCGAGCGACATCGACAATATCTCTGACAATAACTTCGTGCTCAAAGGCAATTTGACAGACCGGATTGGTCCGACTGGCGTAATCGGTTTGCGATATAAGCGCAGCCGCTGTAACTCCATGCGCCTGATATTCGCAAGCTCTGTCAAGTCTCTAAGCCACACTACACAGGAAGGCGGGTCGCGTACGAAGATTGTGCTCGAGGAAGGGTTCTTTGCTGGTAACTCGGTCAAAGCGTCCAGCATCGAGTTTGTGACTGTCCTGCGCAAAACGAGGTTCGATACGGATACAGTGGAGTTCGAATACAACGGGCGTGATAAGATGGAGGTCTCATTGTCAACAATCACCGTGCCATGAGTTTTATCTCCCAAGAGACTGGCGACAATACATCGTCGCCAGTAGAGTGTTATGTGTTCGAGATGGCGGACGCGACGTATTACTACACGTCGTCCGCCAGCGAAGAGGTCAGAATCGGTGGGCAAAAGTACACCCAAATGGCGATCAAGCGCTCATCGATCAAAGACAACTCTGATCCGTTCAAGTCGTCGATTCAGCTGGAATTTCCTATCAATACAAGACTCGGGAGAGCGCTGATCCAGGACGGCATCGTCGGCGTGCTCAATGTGGTTGTGCGCAGATTCCATGCATCCGATTCCAAGGGGGAGGTGAGGACGCTCTGGCGTGGCCGTGCTACTGGGTATTCAGTGTCTGGGGTGCTGGTGACACTGTCGTGTGAGAGCGCATTTTCCAGCCTGACGCGCGAGGGATTGCGGGCGCGGTTCACTCGGGAATGCCGGTTCGAGTTGTACGGCTCGATGTGCCGGGCGCCTAAAAATGCATTCTCGCGGACGGTATATCCAACACGCGTCGAGGACGGCGGATTCACGCTCATTATTCCCGGGTTTGCTGGCCAGAACGATCTATACACACAGGGCACGCTGGTTCGGCCAGACGGGATATCACTGTTTGTGGTCGAGCAAAGGGGCGAGCGTTTCCAGTTGTCGCGCCGCGTGAAGCCTGACACTGTGGTTGGCAAGATGCTCACGGCATCGTACGGTTGTGACAAGACGCTCAACACCTGCATCAACAAGTTCAATAACTCGTCCAACTTCGGTGGATTTCCGTATATCCCCGAAAAAAGCCCCTATGAGGGAGGCATTGTATGATCTGGGGTTATCTCGCTGTATTCGTAGCATCCCTGCTTGTCACCGTTGCCACTCGGCCGAAATACAACCCACCCACAAATATCAGCCAGCAAAAGCCAGGGCAGATTACGTACCCGACGGCAGAGGATGGTAAAGAGATCCCGGTGCTGTTCGGCACCAGGCAAATTACTGGCGCCAACGTCGTGTGGGTGGCTGACATCAAGGTGATGCCACGCAAGCAGGGTGATGTGACGCTCGGATATCTCTACTTCATGTCGTGCCAGTTTGCCGTCTGCGTCGGTCCAGTGCGCAGGTTTTGGGATATCAGGTTCGATAACAAAATGTGTCGATTCGACAACAAAACCAATAACCAGGAACACTTCAACGAGATCCAGTTGAATAGTCCAGAGTTGTTTGGTGGTGTCGATGGACAGGGTGGCGTGGGCGGCGAAATGCAAGCGCCTAGCAAGATTGTTCGCTGGATCGAGACAAGGACATACAACTACGCCGGCAAAGCTGATAACGCACAAGAGAGAATTATTCGGACGCCAGTATACGAACCAGGCCCTAAGGAATCTGTTGGTGACGTATGCATCATGTGGGGCAAACACGATCAGCCACGGTATGGCTGGTTAGGCGCGAAAGGCACCGAACTGTACAACGACCAGAGACGAATGCCTGCATACAAGGGGGTTTGCTCGTTCCTGTTCAAGAACGTCTACTTCGGAAATTCGCCGCAGTTGCGTGCGCCGTCATTCAAGCTGACGCGTATTGACATGGATGCCTGGCCTGATGGATGGAATTTATCGAAGACGACATTCCAACACGCTGAAGCTTGGGGAATGAATCCTGCAGACATCATCATGGAGTGTCTGACGAACAACCAGTGGGGTATGGGTTATCCGACATCGAGCATAAATCTGGCTTCATTCAAGTTTGCGCAGGACTTGTTGTTCAGAGAAAACATGTTTATGTGCATTGTGTGGGACAAGTCATCGTCGATTAATGATTTCGTGAAGACTGTGCTCGACCACATCAACGGCAATCTATTCATCTCGCGCGAGACCGGGCAATTCCACCTGATGTTGATCCGACATAACCAGTCGGAAATAGACTCGGCGAAAGTGGCAAACGAAGATAACATCGTCAGCATCAGCAACTTCAAGCGGTCGATGGAATCTGAACTGACATCAAAAGTTATTGTGAAATACTGGGACGTAGACACCAACAAAGAGAGGACGGTAACTGCATCAGATAGCGCTCTGGCATCGCGGCAATCCGGTGTTATCTCGACCACACGGGATTACACTGGATTCTTCCAGGAAACGCAGGCCAGGCAGGTTGCGATGCGCGACCTCAAGGCGCTGTCATCGCCGGTGGTGACATGTACAGTCAAGGTGGACCGGTCATTCCTCGACTGCTACATCGGGCAATACGTCAAGCTGCATTGGTTGCCGTACGGGATCGACAATATGGTGATGCGCGTATCGTCCGTTGATATCGGCAACCTGGATGACGAGACTATTACGCTGCAGTTAGTGGAGGACGTGTTTGGACTCGCACAGACTTCGTTCATCGACATGAACTTCGACTGATAAAAAAATGGCCCGTCTGGTTGACGGGCCTTTTGTTACAGCTGGATTTTGGGGATTGTCATCCACAGCACAATGTGCTCTTTATCACTGCCTGATTTGTACTTCCACTCGCAGTCTTTGCCGAGTTCACGCACGACGCTGTAGCTGATTTGCCTTGCTGCGATATTTGTATCCACAAACGCCTTGCGGTCCTTGCGCGTTTGAAACGCGTATACATCGATACCACCATCTGCACTGGGCAGATACAGGTACTGCATTTTTTCGAAGTCGAAACTCATGGGGGCCTCTCTGTGATGTCAACCGCCAGCGAATACAGGCAGTCACGCTCGCTAGCTGATGCTGGAAGTTTGTCTGATGAGTATGGGCCGCATCTTGCAATGACGTGAGCGGCGGATCGAACGAAGAACACGCCGATGGTATTGAACTCTGTGGTTGAAAACAGCTGCACGAATGCATCGTTGATTGCACTCATGACATCGCTTTGATGCGTGATGCGCTCTGCATCAACGCTCACATCGTTCGTCCCATCGGTCAGCCGGAGGATTGCTCCGTGTTTTCGCTTGATGAGCGTGATTTTGATGGGCACGCCATTGACGACGCACTCATATTGCAATTCATCGCCCCGCTTTGAGTGCAGGGCGTTGACTGCAAACCTATCCAGGTCACGAAATATTACCATCACAGATACCCTGTAATGTGGCCGCATGCCTGCACGATAGCCGTGCTACGCGATGGTAGCTCGTGGAGCACATCGTAATTCTCCGTCTCAAGGAGGACAAAGTGACGCGCGCCATCCTTCGTTGACAGGACACGCACGGTGTTCCCATGTTCACCCTCTGCAGAGAATGTAGTCTCCAGCCCGAGATAGTCGTCGATTGCAGACAGAAACTCTCGCCTGGCCTCCTCTGCGCTCGCGAATTCCTTGTTATCGGATCGTGAGAAAACTCTGCGATGTTTGATCATGATCAATTCCTCGTTTTTGAAAACTCAATGCCGTCTGCGGTCAGTCGGTAAAACACTTCGGAGAATGGCTCACCGTGTTTGTTTTTTTCAACGATCGCGACGAATGGGTATTTGTCCTTGTGGTAGTCCCAGCGCAGCATACACCGCACCAAAACCGTCGGCACACTTTCCTCGTAGTCCGAGAGCGCTGATTTCCAGTGCTCCGTGACACGGCATTCGTTCGCCCCAGTTACACCGATGAACGACTTATATTCGGCTTCTGGCCATTGTTCGTTGTACAGGTCAGTGGCCGTCAAGATATTCGGTGTCTCTGAGTTACCGTCGTCGTCATACTCAACCGAATCGTCGTTTAGTGGTGCGCCCTTCCAGATATTGGCATTGACCATGCCAAGCCAGTTGCCGTCAGATTGAATGGACTTGGCAATGTGGTTGACGACGCGTGTCTTGCCGACTCCACTTTTGCCAAAGACAACAATACGCATTGTCATTGCTTGTCCTCTTTGTCCGCCAGATACTCGACCACACAAACTACGTTATCGAGCAAGTGCTTTGCGGCCTGTTTGACGCCATCATTGCCGTCGGCGACTGCTGATGTGTTCGCACTGGTGAATGTTGCCGAATCGCAGTCAACGGCCACTAGCACTGTGTTGTAAAACTCGCCGCGCCGGCACGAGACCCGCGCAATTCCCTGTTCAAACTGCAGCCCGCTTTCCAGGCCGTCATTGATGATGTACGTGAGCGCAACGGTCACGTCATTGATTACTCGTTCGCTATTTCTCATGCCATCCATCCATATTCGTCATTGCAACTGGAGCAGTCACCTGCAATCCAGTCGATGTGGTTGCAGATTGCGTCAACCAGTGCAGCAACCCTAGCCGGTGCCTCGTCCCACGCGTAGTTACGGTATCCAGTCTTGCGCTTGCTGATCAGTACGCCGTAGCAATCGACAACGATCGACAGTTCGTACAAGTCTTGGTTGATGCGTGAGCATACAAGGGACGCCCGGCCGGATCTGATGCCGAACTCGCCGTCGTGCGACGATGACAGCTTCTGGTCGAGTAGCCCCTTCACTTCACGTTTGAGCATGCATGCTGCGCTCATTTGGTTTCCCCTAGCTCGCCGTGTGACAGTTTGTGCACATCCTCGATGTCGATATCACCTTCCAGAAATGCAACCACATGGTCGAGGTTCACTGCATCGTACTGTGCGTGACGATGGCGCGGGCGGAGCATATCGATGAGCATCACTGATACTACGCCGTTAGGCCATGCCCACCTATTGACGCTCGCGTAACGGGCGCCGACTGCGAGGTGGCCATTACGCTTAATGAGGTCTATCAGTTTGCTGCGGCTGTGTTCACGCGACCAGTGAATGTCATCGATCTTAACGTCATTCGGCGAGTAGATATATTGATCGTAGACGGCGACCGTCTTGCCGTTTCGGTATACGGTGACGGTGCAGAATGGGTAGTCTACTTCAACCACACAGAGATGGTTTTCGCCGGGTGAGCGGTACACCAGCGATCCACGTTCTTTGAGATTGTGTATTGCGCGCCGGATGTACCGTTTGATGTTTTTGCGTTCTCGATGCTTCATTCTTGCAACTCTTCGAGGATATCTTGTTCGAGCTTCGCATACCCTTGAATGTCTACCCAGTTGTCCAGGTAGTTAGGGTCGCCGGTCGCAATCCGTGCCATCTTCACTGCGATGGCGTCGATGGCGTGAAGCTGTGATGGTGAGTAGCGATCTGCGCCGTTGGAGTACATGGCTTCACGGATTTGGGCGTAGACCTCGCTCACGTCGATGAAGCGTCCGTACCTGCTGCCGCGCTGCTCGAGAATTGTATGCACGCTATCTGTCATGTGGTTGCTCCTGTTGTGACAACGGGCCATATGTTGCCATGTGACCCGTCGTTGTTCTCGTCAGTTACTGTTTGTTACCCTTGTTTTCGCAGTCGCATTTGAGCTTGCGCATCACGGATTTCTTGCGAGCGACGTACGCTTTCTTGACGGGAGCCGGTGCGGGGGCTGCGACCACAGGCTGCACCTCTTGTACTGTGGCTGCAACACACTCATGCAGACGGATCGTGGTAACAAGTCGCTGCATGGCTCCTGAGGTGTTGCCGCCGATGCTGCCGCCGGCACCGCCATTACCGTTGGCAGCAAAACCAAGGCCGCCGCCGCTCGAGGTTGTGACTACGGCGCTGGTTTCGCTGACGCGGTGACCGATAAGCTGGTACTGACCAGGGGCGAAGAACACCTTGCGGTACGGCTCTTTCAGGTCCGGCGAGAGACGTTCATCAACGCCAACCTCAACGGTCTCGGTGCTGATCGGGCGATTGTTGATGCCGAAGACACGTTTACCATTGACGAGCATACGCGGCGTGCACTCTGCACCCACCGTTGCAACCACATTGGCAGCAGGGGTCACGATCGGGGTGGCTTGCACGTTGACCGGGCGCACGGACCAATAGCGGTTGGCGCTGTACTGGTAGCTGTTGGCATTATTGGGGGCGGCCGACATATGGAGTGAGGCGTTGCCGCCGAAGCCGTTGCCGGTTGCAGCCACGTTGTTGGCGACAGACTGATCTTGTTGCTGTTGCTGATTAGCGTGGCCGCCACCGGCGGTAGCGGTCGGGTTGTGGTTCTCGGTCACTGCGCCGCGGCAAGCGTGGGTGCCGACGCAATCAGCGCCAGGGGTGTTGGTGGCGTGTGCCGACAGAGCGATCAGGGACAGGGACAGGGCGATGATGGTTTGTTTCATGGTTTGTTTTCTCATGTCTTGTGGTTGGCGATCAACCGTTGATCACCATGGAGAGCATTGTATCTGGCAACCTGTATTCCGTGTGTTAAGGATTGTCAGATTACAACTTGTCACATGTTAGCTGCGGCGAATGCGAGCACAGCTACCAGGACGATCATGGCGCCGGCCACAGGGCCAGTGTCTTCCGTGCCGGTGTTGCGCTGATGCCAGCGCACGGCGTTGGGGATTTGGACAGTGATTGCGAGGATGATGACGAAAAGGATCAGGCTCATTGTGGACGCCACGATGATAGTTCCTTGTGTGGGTGAGTTGCATTTACGAGCATGTCGCTCACGATGCATTGCGGATACAACGCCCGGATGCATTTGGCGATTGCTCGCACGATCGAATCTGGCGTCACAGATACATCCTCGTCGATAGCGGCACGTGACGAATCAGAGATTCTGATTGCGCCGACTTCAGTATTGAGCCTACCGGCGATCACGGCCACGGACAATCGATCGCCACTGGAGACGCTGACGATCGACGGCGAGTTGCCGATGAACGAGATGCCGCCATTGTTGCTCGACACAAGCATCAGATCAGTGAGACCGAACCCGGTCACCAACTTCAATTGCTCGTCATACTCTTCAAGCAACTCCTTAATGCCGCCAGGTTCATCGCCCTGATGTTGTTTGCCAAGTACGAAATATCCGTTCTGAACCTCTGCCAGGAAGTCGGCGAGCAGGTCTTCAAGTGTTGTTTCCATGTTTATCAGCCTCGTCTTTGAGGATTTCAAGTGATAGCCAGCGCGCAGCCAGGTACTTCGTCTCACCGAAGTAGCCAGGGAACTCTGCACTGCGGCCGTTGTAATCGATTATCACTACCGACTGCTTCCCACGTTTGCTGATCTCGATCAGATACCGCAAGTCCTCCGGTTCGCCGAAGCCGGTCTTGATGGCGTCATCGAAGTGCAACGAAAACTCTTCGAGGCCGATGCCGCCGGACGCATGGAAGCAGTCACGCATCGCCGCAACCACGGTTGTGGTCGTGGATGTCCAGTCATCGCCTTCGGAGATGAAGGTGCCGTCGTGCAGTTTCGTGACCGTAGATTTCTTGCCGGCGAACTCGAGATTCAGAACGCCGGTTTCGGTGAAATAGCTACGGTCGAAGAGCCTGGAGTGTGCGTTGTTCTTGCGAAAAAACATCCTTTTCATACGAAATCCTTGAGGTAGTCAACCCAGATCAACCCACCGACCACGAACAGCGTGAGGGCGATGTTGAGAAACCAGATTGCGATGTCTGTCTTATCCATGATGGACCCCTTGTGGTTGCTACCGGGCCGACGTGCGACCCGGCGCTGATTGATTATTTGCGAGTGATGGTCACGCCTGCGCGTGCTGCCGATTGCTGGTAGATCGATTCGATGTGGTTGACTTCACGGGCGCTGATGTGGCCGGTCGATTCCAGGGACTTAGCGACGTCGGATGCAACCACAAAGCCAGTGTATGCAGCTTGCTTGTCAACGAGTGCTTGTTCGTGGGTGTACAGCGTATCGATGACTTGCTTTGTTGCGCGGCGGCATTCGGCGACGGTGTCGCAGTTCTGCAGCTTGTCGATTGCGACACGGAGGTTTGCCATCGCGAACTCTTCGTTGATGGACTCTGCTTTCCAGCCGCCGTCATCTGCTTTTGCTGCGCCGATCATGACGGTTGCTGCGATGGTGCCGACGAGCGGCAGGATGATTGCGTTTTTGATGTTCATTACTGGATCTCCGAGAGGTTAATAGACACGCCTTGTTTGCGTGCTTCGGATAGGGCTTGCAGTTCGAACTTCATCAGCTCGCTGTCACTGACCCGTCCCATTTTGTGCATCTCGCGCATTACGACGATCATTGAGATGGTACCGGCCTTGATTCTTTGGTACTTCGTAGATTCGTCTGCAATGATCGCCATGGAGCGTGCTGCGTCATTACCAGCCTTCTTGCATGATTCGACTGTCTTGCATGAGGCCAGCGATTGTACGGCATCCACAAGTTTGAACTGCGATTCGACGCTAGCACCTTCTGGCGCGACCATGGCATGGGTCGCGAAGGATGTGGTTGCGATGATGGCGGCGATTGAAAGTTTCTTGATGTTCATGATGAATTTCCTTCAAAGTTTGCCGTTGCGAAGACGGCTCATGTAGCAGTAGACGGATGCTTTGCTGTAGCCTTCGGAGATGAGCTGGTTGAGTGCTGCTGGTGTATCACCTTTCTCGGCAACCACACTGATCACCCTGTCCCGTACGCCGAGTTTGCGTTTCGGTGTCTCTGCGTACAGTTTGCGAGCTTCTTCCAGTAGTTCGGTGAGCGCCTCTACTCTGGCTTTGGCCTTTTCGAGTCGCGCTTCCAGGTGTTTGATTCCTTGTTCCGTCACAGTGAGTATGCAACCTCTTGTTTGTCGAACCGGCAGAGTTCTGCGGCGCGGGCAATTTGGGAATATTTGAGATTAGTAACCACACTCTCGGTGTCAGTCTCGATGGAGACACGGGCCGCATCTCGGGTGGTGCTGAAGTGGGTCACGACTACTACACCTTTGGGGCCAACAAATCTGATCTTGTGGTTGGCGAACTGTGTGTAATCGTATGCGGCGGCGATGATTTCGCGGGCGGCTTTCAGTGCGTTTTTCATGATCATTGATCCTATCGAGTTCCTGGTGTTTTGTTGTGATCTCCTATCGACCACAACTACATAGTACATCAGTTGGCGCTAGCTGTGTGTTAAACCTTGTCAACTAGCGCCGATTTGTTGTTATTCTTCCTCGGCCTCTTGACGCAGTTCTGCGGCGAGCGGAGCGCAATCCAGGTATTCGTACAGCCATCCGAGATTGGTGTGGTTGCTGTACCAACCAAGCCCTTTGCCGGATTGGTATGCGCGGATATGGAGAGCGCGTGCATCATACTCATCGGCGTCTTTGCCGAGTGCTTCGGCCGTTGTCCAAATCACCGAGGGGCGCGGATCATCGCTGTATCCGACGATCACGTCTGCCAGATCATATCCGCATGCGTCACGCAGAATGGTTGCCACAGCGGTGGTGACAGGATCCTCGTCGTCAACGTACATCAGCTCATACTCGAGCAGGTCGTCGGCATCTGCTGCCACAGTGATTCGACCGGTAGCAGCGTATTTGTCGCTGATGTAGTCGGCAAGATCCTCGAGCGTCTCATGCATGTCGCGCTCGTCGTCCATGTCGTACAGCCATTCCATGTCGATGATACCGGCATGAATGTGCGACTTCATTGCATCGCCGCCGTAGTTGATCAACATGTGTGCGTACATGTCGGAGATATCGGCACCGTTCTTCAGTTGGGCTTCGGCGGCTTGGGTGTATTCGATGATGATTGCCATGATGGTATTCCTCGGTTTGTTGTGGCAGCGTCCTTGCTGCCATGGATCTATAGTATTGCTGTTTGCGACTGCTGTGTGTGAACGATTGTTAAAACTTCGTTTTTGCAACAAGGTCGGTTGCATTGTCTACGGCCGACACGATCAGGTCAGACATTGCATCAAATCCGTGCGGCCATTCCTCGGCGACGATCGAGACTGCGAGAGCGACGATGACCAGCACTACCAGGAAGAAGTCGAATCCGTGTTTCATGATGAAATCCTTTGTTCAGTTGATCAGTGTTGTTTTGACATCAGATGCCGTTGCGCGGGTGTTTGCTGGCATACCAGGCGGCCAGCGGGTAGCCGATCGCCGGCAGCATCGTGGCGATCAGCACTGCCCGTGCGGCAGGCGATTTACGATCGCCAGACAGTGCGCAGAAGAGCAGGGCGATAAAGGCGACCAGGTAGATGACACCGATGATCCAGAGAATGACGATGGTTGCATCCATTATATTGCTCCTTGTGTGCAGGAATCAGAAGAAGATGTGGGAGATGACGCTGTGGACGGCGAGGGCGGCAATGATTGCCACCGAGATGGCAAATCCAACGTAGATGGAAGCTTCTGCGATGTCGTCCAGTTTGTTGACCAGGTTGATGATGGTGTTCACTTCAGTTTCTCCAGATTTGGGTTCAAGTGTTGGGCCTCAGAACACTGGGAGATGTATTCTGCCCGGAATAGTGGTGTGGTTCATCGATCACCATGGAAAGCATTGTACCGAAGGTTTTTGATCCTGTGTGTTAAAGAGCGTCAAATACAACTCCGTTGACAATCTTTAACCTTCTGCGTCTTTGAAGTCATAGTTGGTGATCGTTGGATATTTCTCTTTGTTGGTCCACACGGCGATGCGCTTGGGTTGGCGCAGATGATGAGCCAGAGACAGGGCAGTAGAGACACGCTCCGGGTATTGGTCTGGGGTCAGGCGCACCGTGGATGGGAACCTGTTGACTGTGGTTGTGCCAAGGTTAACCACAACACCACCGACACGCTGCGGCCCACTGGAGAGCACATCGCCATAGTCGAGTGACTGGTCGAAGCGATCGCGCCACCATTTGCGGGCACGGTGAACGATCGGTGTTTTGTGTTCCAGGCAGACCCACTCACTGAATTCATCGCCGGTATCGCACTCATACTTGACGCGCAGAGTCTCGGTGGAGCCGATCTTCTTGTGAGCTGAGTACCGAACTGATTTGACGTTGAACCACTTGATGACCGGCTTCTCTACCTTAACCAGATCATGTGTGGATGCACTCTCGACAAGCTTTGTGTTTGTCGGAAAGATGTACCCACACGTATCGCCGCGCACAGGGTGGATACCAGAACATACACGCGCACTGGCGTGCATGATGCAACCACACTCAGGGCATTCCTTGACTGGGGCCATACCGCCGCCAGAAGAGCCTTTGCGCTTTGGCACGACAGGGTCATTGATGGGGCCAAGACGCAGCGTGTTGCCAGCAAAGTCGAGCACAAGACAGTTCTGTTTCTCCGGATGGATACGCACACCGCGGCCGAGAGCCTGCACCCACAGTACCGGTGATGTGGTTGGGCGAAGCATGATGATCAGGTCGATTTTCGGGAAGTCGAAACCTGTCGTGAGAACACCAACGTTGACCAGGGCTTTGTACTTGCCCGCTTTGTAATCGCGGATGTTCTGGTCACGTTCTGCACCCATGTCACCAGTCACGACACACGCAGGCACTCCGTTGGCATTCAGTTCGTTTGCGATGTTGTGTGCGTGATCCACCCCGGCAGCGAACACGAGCCAGTGCTTGCGATCTCCTGCGATGGCCAGTGTCTCTGCAATCGCGGCCTTTGTGATGGTTTCCTTGTTGGATACTTCTTCGATCTCGGATTGCACAAACTCGCCGTTACGTACGTGCAGGCCAGACGTATCGATCTGCGTCTGCGTGTTCTTGGGTACCAGTGGGCACAGGTAGCCTTCCTCGATCAGGCGGTTGAAATTGTGGACGGAGCCGAGGTCATACGCGATGTCGGTGAAGATCGACGGTACATACTTACCCTCTTGGTCCGACCACACGTCATCCGTCAGCTTGCCTTGCCCAAGACGATACGGAGTGGCTGTCAGGCCGATGACACGCAGATTTGGGTTGTAGGCACGCAATGCCTCAATGAACTGCTTGTACTGCCCGTTGCCGCGGCTGTTCACCAGGTGGCACTCGTCGATGATGATGAGGTCAGTCCGTTTGAACAGCTCAGGCTTTTTGGCCACGCTACCGATACCTGCATACGTAATCTGCATGTAGTGGTTCTTCTTGCCGAGCCCGGCAGAGTAGATGCCAGCCGGCGCGGTTGGCCAGATCGACATGAGCTTCTCGTAGTTTTGGGCAATAAGCTCTTTGACGTGCGTCAGCATCATGACGCGCAGGTGCGGCCACGATTGAAGTAGCTCACGAAAGAGCTGAGCAATGACGATAGATTTCCCGCAATTGTGGTTGACGATGAAATTCTCGTCCAGGTAAAGATGATCTCCTGTAACCGTGATGCCATAGTATTCCCCGTCCCCGATCTTTTCAGCGCTGAACCCCTCCACCATCCAGTTTTTGTTTGGCTTAGGGGCTTTTGATTTCCTGCGCGGCACGCGAACCGGGATTTCGTGGACCGGGCCCGACAGGAACATCCTGTATGCATCATGACATTTGGTTTTCTTGACCCTATATTCGGCGCGAAACCCAAGACTGCGAGCGATGAATCTGACATCCTCGATTAGACGTTTTGAAGAGAGGGTTATCTCGTACACGCATTTCTGAGAGTCGAGATATCCATCCGTGTCGAGGATCCCTGCAAGGATGGCGAGTCTGTCTTTGCGCGACGCCACTTTGTAGTTGTGCGGGATGAATTTTTCTACGGACAACTTGCCATACAAACCCATCGAGCAGAGTTTCTCCACAAACGGATTCTTGACGCGAGTATTCCTACTGCCATTTTTGGAGAAATACAATGACCAAGCCTTGTTGCCAGGCTTTTGATCGAGCCTAATCCTACAACCAATCGATGTCGCATACTCTTCAACGGCGGAAGAACATTCGACATCCATTGTCGTAAACGAAAGATTGCCGTTCACCATTGAACCATCGCCAATCATCAGACCAAGGATGTATGGAGGGATATCGATTTCACTTTCCTGATGGAAATCTACACTCGCAAGGCGCAACTTCCTCATGCTCCTGAACCACTTAGATCTGCCAACATATTCCGAGACGGATACATCTTCAATGCGTGTATCTCCACCCGCCTTCTCGCGCGTGACATACATACTGAAGATATGGTCTTCGGTAACGCAAAATGGGCGCGTGTTCACTGGCGTGATTCGGTACATGGGCTTTTTACCGTGATGGAGTGCGATGACGTGCCTAGGCATTCCATCCGGCCCCATTACGGCGTCACCGACTTTTACGCGCTCTACGGGCTTGATACTCCCGTCAAACATGAGTATCCCGTGCCCAGGTTCGTGACAGCCTGTCGGCAGTACTGCTACCGGATTTCCAGTCGCTCCAGACCCGAAATAGTCGAAGACGGCATCCACTGCCTCGCGCTGATACCAGCGCAGTTCGTATTTTTGGTTGCTCATATTGAGTAGATCCTTTGATCTTTGGTCCAGTTGTTGCAGGCGGCGAGCTGGTCTTGTGTGGACAGTTCAACCCAATGCTTGTTGCAACGCCACTTACCGTCGCCGATGCGTTCGGAGTGCACGCATGTACGACAGTTTACGTCCGGTTCGGCCCCGTTGTGGCATATATCTCTGTGGTTGCAAAACTTACACTTCCAGAATGTCTTGTCGTTGCTGACCTTCTGTGGTGCCACTTGAATCTGAATGATCTTGCGTGCCTTGTCCAGGTTCTTCTCGGCGGTCACGTAGTCTGCAGCCACGAACTCGGCATGGATGGCGTCAGTGTTCTTGTTGACCGACATGTACAGAGCATGTTTCAAACCGAGCTTGTGCATGTAGATTTGCATCTGTGCATAGTGCTCGGGCTTGTTGAGCTGCACACCATCTTCGGTCAGCTTTGTCCATGACTTGTCGTTGGAGGTCTTGAACTCCAGAAGGCAAGGTGTGGTTGGATTGAGACCAGGTACACCAACAGCCACGCCGTCACACGATCCACCGAAGTAGCCGTCAGCGTCGGAGATACGGAATTGCTTGCCAGCTTCGTCGTGCTGCCACACGGTACAGCCGATCATCTGGAGTAGAGCGACGAAACGCGCCTCTTCCAGGTGCCCGCGGTTGAACAAGCGAATCATGCGGGCATCGAATCTGGGAGCGGTTACCCAGTTAGCCGTGTACCAGATGTCGCGAGCGCACTCCCGCCCGATGACCGAAGCGCCCAGGTGCGAGCGGTGACGATCGTTGTTGGGATTGTATGCGTCAGCCACATCGTTGATTGTGGTTGCAAGGCACTGGCGGAAACTTGCCCCACCGTCAGCCTCAATAGCAGTGTCGATTGCTGCGAGCACCTCTGTTGCGATGCGCATGTTGCATACCTTTCAAATGGAAAGCGCGCCCGGTACTGCAGCGCGCTTTGTGTCACTCAAACAACGGGTCTATCAGAACGGGATGTCATCATCGGCAGGATTAAACCCATTGGCATCCGCAGTCGCCTGCTCCCAGGGCATCTTGCCGCGGGCAGGAGCTGCGCTTGCCGGTTGCGGGCGCTGAGGGGCTGGGCGAGCCGGGCGTTGCGGAGCAGCTTTAGCCTGAGCAGCAGGCCGCGCCGGACGTTGCGTAGCGGCAACAGGTTGAGTGACTTGCTCACCACCAGACTTGCTACCAGCTGCGACAAACGCCGTCACGCGGTTGCTGTCTTCGTACTGCGGGTCTTTCGACTTCTGGATACCGACCTTACCGTCAAACGGCAGGTTGATCAGATCGTCCAGGCTTTGGATACCGGGCAGGCCGAGCGCACGGACTTGCTGAGCGAACTGCTTACGGCCAATCTCTTGGGCGACTGGGTTAGCGTTCTCCCAGTTGAAGTTGCCAAAGATCTTGCGACCTTGATGCGTCGGACCGGAGATGTCATAGGTTACCGAGATCATGCTGCCACCGGACTTGGTCGGGCGCAGTTCGGCTTTGCTGATGAACATCTGGTACCAGCCGGCAGGAATCAGGTCGAAGCTGGAATCTTCGTCGTATTCAGCTGCGTTGACGTCAAAGGAGGAAAAATCGATGAATGACATTTTGCTTTCTCTCTTTAAAGAATGGATCAGGAATTGTGAATCTTGTTGATGATCATGCCAAGGTGCGGGTATTCCATCACATCGATGCTACCACCACGGGACTTGGCCTTGTTCTGGTTATCGGGCTGCGTCAGCAGGTACCGATAGTTTTCCTTGGTTTCAGGGTTCTGTCCGATGTCGAGTTTGAACACATAGTCGAACTGGTGTGGCACATCACCCGACAGTTGTTGACCAGGGAAGCCGGGGCCGTTGAGCTGCATACCCGTTATGCCGTCCTTGTAGCGATCCACTTTAGCTGCAAAGTAGATGTGCTTTGGCAAGCGCTTGAAAGCTTCGATGACGCCCATGACTTCTTGAGCCATCTTTCCATACGCCTGCCGTGGGTCAGGTGATCTCTTGAGGTTATCCCTCAAATAGATCTCCGCGATCTCTGAAATCGAGTCCAGGGCGACCGAGTCAAACTGTTTGGCCTCATCTGACGTTGCAAGCCACTTGCCTACGTTGAGCAACTCATCGATGGTACGCACCTCGATGATAGGGACATCGGGGTTGTACTCGACGCTGTCGCCGTAAATCTTGGCAAGGTTGCTTGTCTTGAGCGACAGTGTACCGGCTTCGGCGCTGATCATCAGCACGTTCGGCATTGTGGCTGCAAGCACCGTCTTACCTACGCCTGAGTGCCCGTAGACCAGAAACTTGATCCACTGCTGCGAAATGTCGTTAGCGCTTTTGAATTGCATTACATTTCCTCGCGGTAGGCGTAGATGTCGCGTTCATGGCAGTATCGGTAGAACCCATTGCAGTGCTGGCCGATGTGCAGCTTGGCTTGTTTCGACTTCAGCCACACGTCGTATCCTTTGATGCCAGACTCCGAGTACCAGTCGATGAGTTGCACGATCTTGTATTCGACAAGCCGCTGCACTGCTGCATCGATGCGATATTGCGGCCAGTTGTACATCTTGCGGTTGAGGCGACCAGTGATCACTACTGTACCAGTGATCGGCTCTACCTTCTGGTCTGACTCAACCACACGGGCCGTAATCTCGATGACGCGACTGCCAGGTTTCGCACCGTATTCGTATTCCACAACGACGGTCTGTTTGTCGTTGTTGATGCCTTTGATGATCATTCTGATTCACTCCTTTTCCATGTGGACATGGCTACGATGACGTAGCCTGTTGCCCTTATAGATTGATGTTCAACTCACGAAGATGAAACTGCAATCGACCAGATTCGCGACCACGTTAACAATCTCCGGTGAGACAGGCATGATGTCGCGTTTGGTCTTGATCGTCACTACATCATCCTTTTTGATGTCGCCGAGGATGGCGGCGGAGAGGACGAATGACTCTACAAGCCGCCGTGTCGCACGACGCTCGATGTCCATGTAAACACCATTCGATTCGGCTGAACGGAGCCTACGAAGGCTACGGCCGCTAAAGTTGGCGATAAACGTATTTCTCCCGACAACCTTGTCACCGCGACGAATCGTATACTTCGCCGACACCGGCGCCAGGTCATTCTTTCCGTCAGCTTTGCCAATCGAAACGTCAACAAACGAAACAGTCACTTTGTTGCTCATTGCTCGATAACCTCTTTCAGACCATTGATGTTTTCGTAAACAATTTCCTGCATTGTGGTTGCGTACTGCCGAATCTCCCACTGCGCGTGCTCATCGGTGCGCAGCCTCAAGAAGTGCAGCAGGTTCCGCAAGTCTACCCGCCAGACCCACTGTGTGTAGTGGTTCTGATGTAGGGCCATTCTAGCATGTTCCGGCGCTACGCCGTTCTCGATTGCATTTTGATACAAGATGTAGCTTTCTTCACACGCTTTGTTGAGCTGTTCCCGGAAGTCGGTTTGGACAGCCTTGTCCAGGCCCTCTGACCGGCCTTGTTTGTTTGTCGCCGGTTTGCCGCCAACCACGTCGGGGATGTACCACTCCTCTGGGAGCTTCACGTACCGGCCCGACACTTCCGAGAAACTACCGGCGCGATGTCTGAACCACTGTCTGGCGACAAAGATCGGGGCATAGACTTCCCACCACGTTTGCACCATCTCGAACGGCGTCATGTGCTCATGGCGCCACAGGTACTTGGCCAGCTTGACATCATCATCGAACGTCTTCTCTCTAGAGTAGTTCGCAAACGACGTACGAGCACTCTTGGCAATGTCGGAGACCGAAGTCTCATGCCAATTCACAGGCCCAGCCACATTCAGCAGTTTGACATAGCCGTGATCCAAAATACTAGCAGCTTGCATCGTCGATGATCTCCGTGGTTGCAAACGGTGCAGTACGCACCGGTTCGTCGTGTTTGTCAGCACGCTGCTGCGCCTGCTGATTGCTGTATGTACCTCTGTGGTAACGCTTGGCCAGTTTCTTCATGTTGACCCCAAGCACTTCTTCGCGAGATACGCCGATCGCCGCGCGCAGGCCTTCCATGAAGAACTCCAGATCGCCGAGTTCCTCGACTACGTTGCTCACGTCCAGTGATTTCTGGTAGATGGCGTGCTTCTTGATGGCGTCCAGGATCTCTCCTGCTTCGCCGGAGATCCCAACGGCCATGTGCAACATGTGGGCTTGTTTTGCGGTGAGTTCTGATTTGATTTGCTCGCCGGGCTTCGAGAGCCGGGCAACCATTGCGCTGTAGTCATTCATTATTCTTCCTCCTCGAATTCGGTGCCGATTGCAGCCACATCTTCCCCGGCCAGTTGTTTCGCACGATTACTGGCGACGATAGCCACTCGATTGTTCTCCCGGAAAATCCGGGTTTCCCAAGCCAGCGCGTAGTCGTCGAGGATATCGAGGATCCGATCAACAGTAAGGCGAGCTTCATCCGGAAGTTCGTCGTCATAGAACACGCCGTTGAGCGCAAGGATGTAGTCGGTGCTCGTGTGAGCAAACCGCACCATATCGATGTGATCGAGCTTCCCTTCCGAGTCCGCTTTCTCCAGCGCTTCGAGTGTCGCGATTAGATTCGCGTGCGTCGCCCCATGGCAGCTAGCAACGCCTTCGGCAATGATACTTCCGGCCCTGCGGTTGTATGCATTGGCCGAGTATGCGACACGACCTGGCGCGGCTTTGTGCGACCGCACAGTGATGGTCAAAATTTCGGTTTTATCATCCATTTTTACTCTCCTTGTTTCGGTTCAGCAATTTCCAATCGTACTGCTCCTGGCTTCGAGGTGATTACCTCGTCTATCAGCTCCCGCTGCTCTTGGTTGAGCCGGCGGTAACCGCTGACCTTGAGCGATGGGGTCCACCGCACCACTTCGTCGAGATCGATGCCGGCCTTGTCGAAGTCTGCCCGCGTCGCAAGCAGCGCCACCTCGTCGATCTTGCGTGTCAGCGAGTATGTCGATTTGATCTTGTACCCTCCGCCCAGCGGCATCGAGAACGTGCCCTCCGCATCCTGCGGGACGTTTGGAAAAATCTCGTCGATTACTTTTTGCCGGAGTTCGCGTTCCTTGGACTGCAGCTCCTCGAGTTGCCGCGAGACTGTGTACCACTCTGATACCAACGATGTCGTCATGATAGTCCCTCAAAACCAGAGTGACACGGCTGCAAAAACCCCGAACGCCACCGACAGCGCGGACAGTGTTCCGGAGAACTCCGGCTGCTCGATCTTGATCGCGCAGACAGATGCCAGCCACGCAAGTGCTGATGCGCCAATCAATGCAATTGTCATTCTTCAGTTCCTTCCTTGCTGGTCGCTGCGTCAATCGCGACGCCAACCAGGTACAACACAATCACCAGCACCAGCATGGCTATCGCATGAGCGATGGAGCTGAACAGCCAGTGAACACCAAATACCCACTCAACCACATAGCCAAGCGTTGCGAGCAGTAGTGCGATGTTGCCCGCTCTTTTATTGATTACGATTTCCCGTTGCTGCATATCTTCGTTTCCTCGTTGAATGTTGCTAGCCAGATTCGCCACTTGTGCATGGCAAACGCCTCCTCTACAAAAGTGATGTCGTTGCACAGATACAGAGTTCCCTTCTTGCGCCTGTACAACCCGATCCGCTGGTAGAGCGTCTTGTGCGACAGACTGTTGTGGTCGAAAACACTTCGATTCACCAGCCTGTCACCCTCAAACATCGTGACCGTGATCTCCGTCTCGGCCACGTAGATGTGTATATCCATTACGGATGAGCGTCCAGCACTGCGTTCTCGCCGAGTGCGTGCAACTCCGTCACAAGCACTATGGACGGCGTCACCCATTCGTATCTAGGCAGCGTGTCGAGCCGCTTGATCTTGCTGACCAACCTGGACGTGCCGCCTTCATCCCAGATCGTCGAGATCATTCCAATACTGTTGCCGCTCACATCATACAGATAGCACAGGATGGATTCCGTCGCCAAGTCCGGCAGGGCAATGATTTGAGCAATCACTGACATGATGTCCTACTTCTCCATGAATTTTGACGCGGTCGCGTCGTGTAATACTTCTAAACCGATCTCGTCGGCCAACCGACCAATTACCTGGTCATCTGTCACCCAATCAATCTGCTGTCGATGGGCCTCATTCCTCATGACACGCTCGATGAATCGCAGTGAGTCCGACACCAGATACTGCTTGCTGTGGTAAGTAATCTCGATGCCATTGCAGTTGAACGCGTGAGCATAGATGCAACCACAGTAGGTAGTCACATAGACTTGTTTGATTTGTCTGTCCATCAGATCATCCCTATCAGTTTGTCCAGCACACCCCAGCAGACGTCCTTGGCGTCCAGAACATGTAGCGGGTTATAGTCCACCATGATGGCGCCGCCAATCGTCGAGTCCTTGCCTAAAACATAGGCAAGCATTTGACTGTCGGTGATGACGGTCAGCCCCTCGACAAACCCGATCATGTCGGTGATCTCAGCCACAATCCGCTCTGTGGTCGATTGCGGTGGAAGGCTCCTATGCTTGATGTCCCACTTGCCACCGCCAATCGCGACCGTCGAGAACATTTCGATTCCATCGTCGGCGTACGCGTTAATGAACACGACCTTGTTTTGCCGCGCACTCATTGCATCACCTCTTTGCCGTTACTGCGGTTGATCGCCTCGTAGATGGCCTGTGTGTCATACGAGACATCGCGACCCATGTAGTTAAAACCAGTCGTGTGGTCGTCGCGGCTACTGTGCACCCAGTAGTTGCCGCCCTTGAACAGAGAAAACGCGAGGCACTCGGTTGCATGCTCGACCTCGTACACGACGTCCTGGCAAATCGGGCCAGTCTTCAGCTCGAGTACCGCGACGAACTCGCCGGCGGCGTTCTCGAACATGGTCTTCACCGAGTGGCCGACCCAGAGCTGGTAAACATTGTTCATCTCGTATTCTCCGGTTGTTGTTCGGGTTCAGGCAGCAATTTCTTTTCCCGCCACCAGCAGCGCTGCGTGCATCATGTTCTCCGGCAGGCAGTCAAACCCAACGTAGTCAATGCACTCAACCTTGGTCGGGTGACCGTACATGGCTTCCAGCTGCTTCAGGGCGTTGCCAACCTTGCCCTCGTCTGTCACGTGGATGACGCCAGCGCGGTTCTGTTCGTCGTAGAAGGCCGAGACGATGTAGGTGTCGAGCTTGGCGTTGTGGCGGATGGTGATGTACATGATGTTCCTTCCTTTCAGAGTGTTTGGCGACTGGCGCCAGGTCGTTCCTTTGTTTGGTCTCGCTTCCTTGCTTGACCATGGAGACATATTACTGCGGTTTCTCTGACCCGTGTGTTAAACGTTGTCAGATCAAGTCAAAGATTGTTAACTGATGTAGCGCTTGTTGTACAACCTGACAAACCCAGGAATCGATGAGTAGCTCATCGGGCCAATCGACGTCATGCGCCAGTCCATGGCATCCTCGATCACTGTGGTTGCATCCTGCTGATTGGCTCGCCCAAACGCAGCTCCAACCACATCGGGGGACGTGTTGGTCACTACCTGCTTGATTCGACGTGGCGACTTGGACGGCACCATGTTGTACGCGTGGTACACAGCCAGCTCTGCTACATCACGGCGTGATAGACACTCCACAGCAATCACACGCACCTTGTTGACCCACTGATTGGCCAGCCTGCAGCCAGTGTCGTAGTCCTGCACCTCGAACAGCTCAACCACAAGAGTTGAGATTCGTGGCAGATACGACACACAAGCCATGTACCCAAGCTTCCTCGCCCGATCGATGTAGGCGTACTGATCACTAATCATTCCTCGCCTCCACCGTCCGACGCATTGTGCACCATACAGATGATGGCCAGATCAATCACAGCGGCCACAACTATCAACGTAATCACAATCCACATGTTGTTCACCTTCCCTCGTTGTTACTCTCGACTTCCTGTTGCATGACGGCCACGACAGCAGCCATCTCCGGATGATCCACTTCCAGGTCTGAAAAGACCTTGAGCAGATCATAGTCGTCGTTGGCAAAATGGATGTCAGCCCAGTCATCCTCAGACAGTGTGGCCGGCAACCACACTAGGGCAGGGGTGACCCCAGTGATGCTAGCCGCCGACAAACGATGCGACCCCGTGAACGCATGCACATAGCCCCCCATGTCAGCCACAATCACCGGCCGACCTTGCCAACCACGCTGCCACATGTCCAGAATCAGCGCACCGAGCTTCTGCGAGTCCGTCACGCCGTTCCTGGTTACTACCTGCCTCTTGTCGATCATCATGACCTTCTCCTGTTAACAGTCAACCGATGGGTAAATAGTATACCTACCCATCTCGGTTGACTGTTAACAACGGTTAAATCAATCATCATCCACAACAACGCCATAGCACTCGTTGGTGAGACCAAAGTTCTTTTGGGCCGCTCGCCTGCTGTAATACTTGAGGCGACCAATCTCACTCAGCGACTTCAGGGCCAGCTTGTACCTCTCGTTGAGCCCAATCCTATGATCCCTGATCACCTGTATCTTCCGGGCAATATCGTATAGAGTGGACAACTGCAGAACACCACTTCTCGCCAACTCGACCGTTCGATCATCTCCAACCGGATCCTCGATAAACTCCTTGATCTTGGACAAGAATAGATCATCGACTACAGCATCATCGGCCACACCATTCACAACTCCCTGGCGCACCCACCACATCTCCCTCGCAATACACTGGTCAATAACATGCCTTGCCCAGTGTATATGCTCAATGTCAATGGTCGGCTCCTTATAATTGGCCAGTACAGCCATAACACCGGCAATCTTCATAATCTTCATCACCCTACGGGTAATAAAGTTTGGAAGCTTGCTTTCACGATCGCGCGCATTGATACTATTGATAATGTCGTCACTCTCTCGACTGATACGCCTCTTCTCAGCCTGCGCGTCTATCGACAACGTGACCCCTCTGTGATTGTCACTAAGATTGAGCTGAATCGCATACGAAACAATGTCAACCAATTGGTTCACAATGTTCTCCGGCGGCTCCATAATACGATTCTCGTTATCGTACTCACGATCACCCGTATACTCAATAACAGTAAAACGCGAGACCATACCATCACTGACCATCTGACCTGTCAATGACCTGTAATAGTCATCAGACACACCATCTCCAAAAAACGACAGCCCAACGTTCTTGTCTATCCTGATGTTGTTCTCCTTCTTGGAATACGAATACCCTCCGGCAACCTTGTTGTAGCCAGACTTGTCGTACATCTTCATCATCTCATCCAGAATCCCCTTCTTAATGGCATTCTTCCCAGATGTCGCTTGCGAAATGGTCTTCACAAACTCATCCAACCTATACGCCAGCGAATCATTCTCCTGCAAATCAGTCCACACGCCCTTATCACTCGCAGGATATCCAATGCGAAGCATACCCGTCGCTTGTGGTTGAGCCTCAACAATGCGCCTGTGCAACGCCTCAACCGCATCACCAGCCGATGACTTGCCAACCGCTGATTTTCCAATGCACAAAACATAATTATTCAGCCCCATGTCTCCAATCTGCCACGCCTTGCCAATGATGCCCGACAAATACCCAAGAAACACAGCTACCGTCGCCTCTTTCGCCTGCTTGTGAGAAAAAGACACACCCCACCGGATAATGTCACCAAGCAAACCTTCCGGAATCTCAATGTCAACATCATCACCAATACCAAACGGCATATCACCAAAACCTTGCTGCATCTTGTATGGCGATTGGCGTCTACCATTAAGCACATCACTCAAGGATGGCGCACTGACCTCACCAATACTCGGCGGACGGTACTTCGCAGCAATACCAGACAGACAACGCTTGCGCTGCTCTTCCGCCATGTTGATAAGCGCAACCACATTCGTACCAGCAGGCGGATTCGCAGCCATAATCTCATTTACCAACGTCGCCTGGGTAGCGTGCAGCGACAGGTCTATAGCCGTCTCACCAACCTTGAACCACCTGTCATCACCAATCGCAACACTACCATGTGATGAGCTAACACCAACCTCAGCAACCGACGGCATCGGAATAATCTTCGGCTGATCCTCCACTTCATTATCAATGTCATACCTCCTATCGAGCGGATTGAATCCGGAAAAATCAATCGCCTCAATATTCCTGGCAACGACATCAACTTCCGATTCATCCAGATCAACCATGGATGCAACCTTGTTCACAGTGTCTCGCACATAAGTGCCACGCCTCGCCTTATCACGATCAGCAAGACCAGACGACATAAACAACCGCGCAGTCTGTTCACGATTGCCAGAGAAAAAATAAATCCCCTCCATCAGCGCCATATCAGCCTCAGATTGCGAAAAGTACTCGTCTTTCCACTTGCCATCCATCAGCGATAAATACAGCTCCGACTTCCCACACGATTCAAGCTCGTCCAGAACCTCATCATCCGACAGCTCCAGCTCACTATCAACCTCTGATACCCGATCCTGTCTACGCTCCACAAACTTCTCCGGCGCAAACTCCTTCAGCAGCGCAGCAACCTTCTCCGTCGCATCCACAACCTCCAACGGCATACCCTCAATGTGGTTGCCTGTCGTCAAAATAAAACGGTCCCTGAAATACACCTCCAGACCATTCTTCTTGATGTTCGGCCACTTAAAGTGATCCCCCTTGCCAACCACACGTACGATGATATGCACCCCCTTCCCAGACCGGGAAACTTCAGCATAACTGCCCATACGCTCGACTATGGCACGGAACTCCTCTTTCTGCCCGTCCGTAGTCCACTTCGACTCGTCATCGCAGTTGTCCGCATCCTTGATGTCCAAATCAATCACAGCATACGGATGCCCATCGTGCAGCACAAAACCAGGCAACGAACCATTGCCACACCCCCCAACCACAGCATCATACGACAGCCAGTTTGCCGCATCCGTCGTGGACGCAGCTACCCACCTACCACCCTCTTTCATCGTGTGCGGCACCTTCTTCTCAGTGCCAAGCATCCAACTATCCAACCGCCGGATCTCTTCAGGAATTCGATTGCTCATTTCTTCACCACCGCGACCTGTTTGAAATTAACTTGACGAAAAACATAGGTAAGCACCTCAGACCCGTTCGTATCAGGCGATCTGTAAGTACGTACCGCATACACGGACGCAAGGTAATCAAGCCTCTCCGTAAACGATTCAGACAACATCCCATCCCTCGGAACAACTTCCATCGCCGTCATAACATCGTATACAGCTACCGCAGATACCGCTGAATCCATCAAAGAATCATTCTTCACATGCAAACCATTATGAAGCCTACTCAGACGCTTCTTAAGCACAGGCATATGCTCAGACTTGACAACACCAGAATTCAACCAGTCATACATCTTCTTGTAAGCCCCGACACGCTCATAAAGCTCATCACGAAACTTGCGATGCTCAGCGTGCGCAGCATACGTGTAAACAACCACATTCGGGGTCACATGTTCCTTTATAGGCTTATCAACCTGCATCCTCGCAATCCTTAGCGACTCATCCCTGGCGCGATCCGGCAAGTGCTTCAAATGACGTCCGCATATCTCTATGATCTTCCCACCATCATATGGAAGCACACCACCACCCACAATATCGCTGAGCATACCTTCCACCACACCACCCTTGTGCCAGCGCAAGTACTCAATAAGTACATCCAACGGCTTCGGCACCCAAGCACCCAAATGATTCGACATGTCTATCTCCTTCGCGTCAATCAACGCGTCCACAAAAGGCGTAACCATACAGCACGTCGATCACTCAACGCGGGCAGAATCGTACCCCCCTCGGATCCAAGAGGTCAAGAAAGAACCTAGCGCCAAATCTTTAAGGATTGCAAAACAATACGCACCCACAGGGACGGAACGAAAACAAT